TCTCGACGTTTCTTATAACGGTTGGGAAAATTACGAGACCTGGAATGTTGCTCTGTGGATCAACAATGACGAGGGTTTGTATCACCTTGCTATGGAGTGTGGTGACTATCAATCCTTCTGTGATTACGTCGGTTCAGATGCAAAAACAGGTGACGGGGTTAAGTATAATGACCCCAAGGTAAATGTCATCCAGATCAATAGCGATGTGTTCGACCTCTAAGTAACACTCACTCCTGTCGCATGAGTATAAACTAGGCACCACACAGTTAACAACACTTTTCTTCGTTATTATGTCCAAGTCCGTGATGCTTTCTCTTCTGGGTCGTGCTAACAATGGCACTGAAATCCTGGAGATTCTTGATAGTCTCACCGAAGACAATCAGCAGTCTGATGATAATGGTCCTACGCTGAATCCCATCGATTTCTGATAGTAACTGTGCGGGGGGTTGACATCAGTCAGTCTCCCGTATTATAATAGCAGAGTATCAGTGAAACAACAGTGTTTTAGGGGCGGCGTTTATATCGTGCCGTGCCGCGTTGCCCCCGTATATAAAAAAGGCAAACTACCCTAACCTACAGAGGTGACAAAACGCGAGCATTATATCATTCTAAAAAAAATTTTTCCGGAAGTATGAGAAGATATCAATACCGTCGCAGAGGTCCATATTGGAATTTCTGGAAGGTAGTATTGGCAGGATGGATGATTCGTTATCCACGCCCATTTTTTATTGCTTTTGGATTTTTATTAGTAGTCATATATAATACGCTTACAAAATAAAACACAGAAAAAAATTACCGGATATATTTTTTGTCCCCATAGGGTTTTCCGCCCTAGGGGTATTTTTATTCGCATATATAGTAAGGAAAGAGAATAATCACATTATTCATAAGGTTCATGACTAACAATTCTTATCCGAAGATCTATAACATCTTTGCTGGCGATAAATGTATTGCTGCAGAGGTACCCGAGGAAGAGTTCGATGCCCTTTGGCAGACTGTTCGAGGTATGGTAGGATTAATGCAGACTTCATATTCTTTAGAAGATCTACGTTATGAAGAATGGATAGATAGACCTATGACTGAAATTGGAAATGATATTGCTGCTCATAGACTAAAGCAACGAGTTGAAAAACAAAAGGAACTAGAAAGAATAAGGGAAGAAGATTCCTAAGTATTGACTAACCTATTATTCTCTGTTAAAATTTGAACTGAAACCAACCAAAAGTTATGGCAAAAGGATTTACTGTAAAGACTGTCCCTCCAAAGAAATCAACACCAAAGACGGAATGGGACTACCCTGCAATTATGGAAAGAATGCGTGGTAAGACCATTGTGATGTGTCTGCCAGGTCGAGGCTGTTCTTACATCTTTATGAAGAACTTCCTGCAACTTTGTTTTGATCTTGTTCAAAACGGTTGTGCAATTCAGATCTCTCAAGACTATTCGTCTATGGTCAACTTTGCACGTTGTAAGGTTCTTGGTGCAAACGTTCTGCGTGGTCCTAAGCAAATTCCTTGGGATGGCAAAATGAACTATGATTACCAACTCTGGATTGATAGTGATATCGTCTTTGACACTGGTAAATTCTGGCAACTCTGTGATCTGGCATTCCCCGCACCAGACGAAGAGACAGGCGAAGTTGATGAGAAGGAGATTGTTTGTGGATGGTATCTCACAGAAGACGGTCATACTTCCTCTGTTGCTCACTGGCTTGATGAAGAAGAATTCCGCAAGAATGGCGGTGTTATGAATCATGAAACCATTGAGACCCTTAGCAAGCGTCAGAAACCCTTCACATGCGACTATACTGGATTTGGATGGGTACTGATCAAGAAGGGCGTCTTTGAGAACCTGGAGTATCCTTGGTTCGCTCCTAAGATGCAAGTCTTTGAATCTGGTGCAGTCCAAGACATGTGTGGTGAGGACGTATCATTCTGTCTCGATGCTATCGAAGCAGGCTTTAAGATCTGGTGTGACCCCCGCGTTCGTGTCGGTCACGAAAAAACTCGTATTATTTGATCTACAAAATTTCTCGGAGATAAATTATGGCAATTATGAAAGGTGGGAATTATACCCCCGGTAAGCCGAAAAAAACTCGTCAAGGCAACTCGAAAAATACGCTTCTCTCGGCATCTGCAAGAAACGGAAAGAAGAAAAGGTATAGAGGACAAGGTAGAGGATAATAAGAGAGGGTGATTCATTCACCCTCTTTTTTTATGAATAAATAACCTTATTAAAGTGCGTTTCTATACTCATGCCTCTGGAAAGAGTCAGTCAAGGATTTAAAGATATATCAATGACATTCGGAATGAATCCATTGACGGATGATCTTGTAGCACTTAAAAATGTCAATGCGATCAATCGTGCTATAAGAAATATTGTTCTTACCATACCAGGCGAAGTTCCCTTTAATCCTACATTTGGTTCTCATATTGGAGCATCTTTATTTGAAAATATGGATGAATTCTCTGCAAGAGAAATTAAAAATGAAATTATGATGTCGATTAAAAACTTTGAACCAAGAGTTAGACTTAATAATGTAAAAGTAACACCTAACTATGATGCTTATATTTTCGACGTTAGGATTGAATATGACATAATTGGTAGTCCCATGCCAACACAAGTATTAGAATTTGCTCTCGTATCAGCAAGATAAATGACACTTCAAAACTTTACTTCACTAGACTTTGATCAAATAAAAGCGCTTCTGATTGAGTACATACGATCAGATCCAAATTTTACTGATTATGATTTTGAAGGATCTAACCTAAGTTCGATCATTAATTTGATGGCATATAACACATATGTCTCATCTTATAATGCGAACATGCTTGCGAATGAGGTATTTCTTGAGTCTGCTACACTCAGAGAAAACGTAGTTGCACTTGCAAGATCAATTGGATATACTCCAAGATCAAGAAGAGCAGCAAGAGCAACTGTAAGTTTTTTCGTTGATTGTACTGGTATTACTCCTGTTCCAACATCTCTAACACTGCAAAGAGGAATTGTTGCTGCATCCACAGGAAACTTTGCCAATCAAAGTTTTGTATTCTCAAGACCAGAAGATACAACAGTCGCAGTTGTAAATGGAATTGCATCTTTCGATGAACTAGAAATATGCGAGGGAAATAGAATTAGACAGGAATATACAGTAAATTCAACAAATCCAAATCAACGTTTTATTATTGATAATGTTGGGGTTGATACAGATACTTTAGTTGTAAGGGTTAAAGATTCGACAGCATCTACCACATGGGTATATTATCATCGCAAAGATGATCTTTTTGGATTGAATAGTGAGTCTAAAATCTTCTTCTTACAAGAGATTGAAGATGAAAGATATGAAATTACCTTTGGTGATGGCATTTTTGGTAAGAAATTGCAGGAAGGTAACATCATTGAGGCAGTTTATATTACATCTAACGGCGATAGTGCCAATGGAGTTAGTAATTTTGCCTTCAGTGGACGCCTTGTATACACCAGAAACGGTATAGAGTACGTAGTTTCTTCTGGAATTTCGATTTTAGGCACTGATCTTGGAGCTGCTGGCGGAGATTCTATCGAATCAATCGAGTCAATTCGTAAATTTGCACCAAAAATCTACTCATCACAGAACAGAGCACTCACAGCATCCGACTATGAAGTGCTAATTCCATCAAAAGTTTACCCAGAAACCGAATCTATCTCTGTTTTTGGTGGAGAAGACCTAGTTCCACCTCAATATGGAAAGGTTTTTATCAGCATTAAACCCAAATTTGGCGATTTTCTTCCAAATTTGATCAAACAAGACATTGTTAGGGAGTTGAAAAAGTACTCTGTAGCGGGAATTGTCCCAGAAATCCTTGATTTGAAGTATCTTTACCTTGAAACTGAGTCTCAAGTGTATTATAACACAAATCAAGCGGCAAATGCAGCGGAACTTTCATCAATTATTCGCGGAAACGTTGAAAAATATGCAGATTCTACTGAATTAAACAGATATGGAGCAAGATTTAAGTATAGTAAGTTCCAAAAAATCATTGATGACAGTAATCAAGCAATAACATCGAATATTACGAAGATTAGAATGAGAAGAGATCTTCGTGTGCTGTTAAATACTTTTGCAGAATATCAAATTGGTTTCGGCAATCAATTTTATATTGGCAATTTGACTGGATATAATATTAAATCAACCGCGTTTAGAGTTCAAGGAATCACTGGTGATGTATATCTTTCCGATATTCCAGATTCGGATAGACTAAATGGTTCTATTTTCTTATTCAATGTTCCTTCTCCAAATTCTAACGCTGTTACCATCAGAAAAAGAAATGTCGGAAGAATTGACTACGTAAATGGTATTATTACCTTAAGTGCGATAAACATCCAATCTGGAAAAGAAAAGGATGGTCAACAAATTATAGAAATTTCCGCAATTCCACAATCCAATGATGTTGTTGGTTTTCAAGATCTTTATTTGCAATTAGATGTTTCTAAGAGCACTATTGAAATGGTATCAGACAATATTGCATCGGGTCTTGATGTTTCAGGATCTAACTATATCGTATCCTCTAGTTACACCACTGGGAATTTAGTAAGAGTATAAAGAATGACAAGCAGCAGAATCAAATTCAATCAAATCGTAGCCGATCAATTCCCTACGTATATCAGAGAAGAATTTCCAGCAGTACAAGAATTCTTTACCAAGTATTACTTGTCACAGGAATATCCTGGTGGAGCGCTGGATCTGTTAAACAACATTGACAAATATAATAGTATCGAAGAAGTTTCTGATCGATATGTTAATGATGCAGAACTAACTTTGCCTATAGGACTTTTTGATACTGAGATTAATGTTGCATCTACACAGGGATTTCCTGATAACTATGGTTTAATTAAAGTTGATAATGAATTAATTCTTTATACAGAGAAAAGTAACATTCAATTTAAAGGATGTGTTAGGGGATTCTTAGGGATTACCTCTTACGAAGACCCTTTAAATCCAGAGAATTTTATTTTTTCAACATCTAATCAAGAAAAGCATGATCTTCAATATAGTCCAGAAGGTGTTGGACTAAAAAGAGTAACAAATTTAAGTGCTCTTTTCTTAAAAGAATTTTTCAAAAAAGTAAAATATAGACTTGCTCCTGGGTTTGAGAATAGAGAATTATTTTCTGGAACAGACGAAGAAACTAATAAAGAGATTGCAATAAAACAGTCTCGATTTATTAAACAAATAAAAGATTTTTACAAAACAAGAGGAACAGACGAATCCTTTAAAATTTTGTTTAAAGCTCTTTATGGAGAAAAAGCTGAGATAGTCAGACCAAAAGAGTTTTTATTCAGACCATCTGATTCTCAATTTCAAGTTACTAAAGATTTTATTGTAACTCCAATTAGCGGAAATCCTGCAGAATTGGAGAGAAATACACTTCAGCAAGATGAGTATAAGGATATAACTAGAGCATATGCTCCTGTTGCTAAAGTAGAAAAAGTTACAACAGGTTTTACAACTTCAAACTACTGGAGAGTTAGTATTGATGCGAATTATGATAGAGATATCATAATAAATGGATCCATCTATGGTAATTTTAAAGCACATGCCAAAACAAAAGTAATAGGAAATATTTCAGCAGGATCTAGTTATATTGATGTCGATTCAACACTGGGATTTCCTCAAGATGGAGAATTGTATGTTGCTTATTCTGATGGAACTGTTGGTGTAGTAACATACAAAAATAAATCATTAACTCAATTTTTTGATTGTACTAATATAACAAATACCATTAAAGATACTGAAAATATTTTTATTAATACTTATGCATATGGATATTCAAATGTAGATCAATCCCTTATCAAAGTAAGAATCACTCCAGTATTAGAAAATCCATCGGAAAATACAAATAACCATTATTATGAAAATGGAGAACTGATTGATATTAAGTCATTAGGAGAAGATGCTTCAACGAACGATATTTGGACAATTAATTCCAGTCCAACATATCAGGTAAAAAGTGTTTCTTTAGTAGATTCTCAACAAAAGTTATATTCTATTTCCACTTTTGATACAATTCTGTTAAAAATAGGAAATACTATCTCGATTGAAGATACCACAGGAACAAAAACAGAAGCAGTAGTATTTGATATTACATCTGCCAATGCTTTAAGTGTGAGATCAGATACTCTATTGGATGTAAACAAAAAATATACTTTTACTAAAAAGTTGTCAAAAGTTAATGCAACTTATTTTACAAATATATCCCACTTAAATTCAAATGTAGAAAATGTTTATATTGATGGAAATAAAACTCTTATAGCGTCTCCATCTATACCATCATATAGAAATCAACCACTTGACGTAACTTCCAAAAAAATTATATTTTCTGGAACATTTCCTCCTGTAGGTGTTGGATCTACCAACACCTACAATATTTCTCCACTTAAAGATCATGGTTTTTATACTGGCGATGCAGTATATTATTCTTTCCCAGTAAAAGAAACCTTAGATACTTTCTCTGGAGTTACTCAAACTACATATCCAGAAGGAAATTTGGGAAGTAACTTCGAAGAGGGATTATACTTTATTAAAAGAATAGATGAAAATAATGTTCAATTTGCAAAAGGAAGATCTGATCTTTTCTATGGAAATTTTGTAAGTACACCATCTCCAGTAACTATCACTGGACAAGTACTTGAAGTTTATAATTTGAAAGGAAAAACTTTAGGAACGCAAAAACTCCTTAGAGAAATTTCCAAACCAGAAAAAGATGGCAAAAAATATGAGACCACTCCAGGAACTAAGACAGGCATATTTGTTAATGGAGTAGAACTTCAAAACTACAAATCAACTGATACTGTATATTATGGGTCTATCCAAAAAATTGACGTATCTGCTCCTGGAGAGGATTATGATATTATTAATCCGCCAATTTTGCACATTAGTGATTCTGTAGGGACAGGGGCTACTGGTTATGTTTCTGTTTCGGGTTCTTTAAAAGAACTTAGAATAATTTCACCAGGATTTAATTATATTGAAACTCCAGTCATCAAAGTAACTGGTGGAAATGGAACAGGAGCAAAAGCGGCTGTTAAATTAAATCAAGTTACTCATTATATAAATTTCAATTCAACTGTTCTTGGACAAAAAGTAGGCATAGGAACAACTGTATCTACAATTGGTTTTACTACATATCATAAGTTTACAAATGCAGAAAAAGTTCTATACAAAAATAATGGAGGGCAGGTAATTTCTGGTCTTTCTACCAATTCTGTCTATTATGTAAACGTTGTCGATCCTTATACCGTAAAACTACACCAAACAGAAAATCAAGCAGTACTTGGAGTCGGAACTGTTGTTTTACTTGACTATGGAACAGGAAATCATACACTCGAATCAGTATCCAAGAAAAATGTAATTTCAAAAATAAACATAATTTCTGAAGGTCAAGGATATACTAATAGAAAACTAACAACTGGAATTGTAGGAATTAATACCGCGAGTAATACTATTACTATTCCAAATCATAATTTTTCCACGGGAGAAAGAATTGTTTATGATGTGGATGGTACTTCTGTAGTTGGATTGATTCCAAAAACAAGTTATTATATTGATAAGAAAGATAATGATTCTTTCAGATTATATCAATCTGGAATTGGATCTGATGGACAAGTTTATAATACAAAATTGTATGCAGATTTAAGAAATGTTGGATTAGGAACTCATATTTTCAATTATCCGGAAATAGAAGTTACTATTGAAGGAAAGATTGGCATTTCTTCGTTATCAACAGAAGATTTTAAGGCAAGAGTTCAACCAATTTTTAGAGGTTCCGTCGAATCTGTTCATTTATCGAATGATGGAGTTGGATATGGATCTTCTGAAATTTTAAACTTTAATAGAGAACCTTTAATAAATCTTCAAACTGGAGAAGAAGCACAATTAACTCCAATTGTCAATAACGGACAAGTTGTAGAAGTTTTAGTAAATTCTAAAGGATCTGGATATAATTCATCTCCAACTCTACAAGTTGTTGGTTCTGGTGTTGGAGCAGTAATAACTCCAGTAGTAGTAAACGGACAAATAGAATCAGTAAACGTCATTCATGGTGGAGTATCCTACAATAGACAAGATACATCCATTAATGTAATTTCATCAGGAAAAGGTGCTAAGTTTTCTGCCACAATAAAAACTTGGACTGTTAATAATGTTATTGCTAACTATGAGCAGTTTACTGGAGATGATGGATTTATTACAAATGGAACGAATCTACAATATGGTCTTCAGTATACGCATTTATATTCACCAAGATCCCTAAGACAATCCTTATTTGGCATAGACTCAAAAGGAAATAAAGTATATGGATCTGTAGATCTAAAAATCAATAATGGTTTTGAAATTGATTCATTGTATCACTCTCCAATTATAGGGTATGCATACGACGGAAATCCAATTTACGGACCATATGCATATTCTACTCTGACAGGGGGAGTAATAAAACAAGTTAAGAGTGGTTATAGATTGAGTCTTGCAAATGATCGCCCTCCATTCCCAGAAGGATTTTTTGTGGAGGATTACACCTTCTATCCAAGTTCAGATCCACTTGTATTAGATGAAAATAATGGAAGATTTTGTGTCACTCCAGAATATCCAAATGGCACATATGCATATTTTTCATCTATAAGTGAAAAACCAGATTCTACTGGAATTTATAAAGGATATAAGTCACCAGTATTTCCTTATGTTGTAGGAAATTGCTATAATAATATTCCAAACAATTATAACTTTAAATCATTATCTAATCAAAATGATGTTGATTTAAATCAAACTAATTACATCAGAGTTACAAATACTCATAAGATAAAAGGAAAGCAAAGTTCATACAATTACATAGATATTCCAAATAGTTTAAATCAAAAGACAGAGATTAAATCTACATCTAAAGGTTCGATTGATGGAGTAGGAATTGTTACAGGTGGACAGAATTATAAAGTAGGTGATAGACCAATTATCAACTTCGAAGGAAGTGGAGGTTATGGAACTTTACTTGAAGTTGACAAAATTTCAGGAAAAGAAATTACATCTATTAGTGTTGCCACTAGTTCAATCTCTAATGTTGAATTTTTGCCAATATCAAATGGGGGATCTTTCTTGGCGATTGCTCCAAATCCTCATTATTGGGCAAATACCAATAAGGTAGTCGTATCTGGTCTAAGCACTACAAACACCCTCCTTGCAGGGGCATATAGAGCAGGTATATCAACAGATAGATATGTCCTCACTGTTGGAGTTGGTACTGCTGGTGTTACTGGAATAGTAACGTACTTAAATATTTTTGGTGATTTATCTTATCCATCTTTAAAGGAAAATGATATCCTTTCGATTGGAACTGAAGATGTAAAAGTTTTATCTGTAGATCACGAAACATCAAGAATAAGAGTTCTTAGAGGTCAAAATGGCACTGTTTCTACAGCGCATACAAATACAACAACAATAAGACAAAATCACAGAAAATTTAAGATTAATGTAGGATATAAAACGACATTCAATTATACAATAAACAAAGAGTTTTACTTCAATCCGATTGATTCTCTTGCCCTAACCGTTGGAATTGGAACAACCATAGTTTTTTCAAATCCAGGAGCAGGAAAGACAAATATATTTGTCCCACAAAAATCAATTTATCTTCCAGATCACGGTCTCAAAACTGGAGATCAAATTCTATACAGAACTTATGGAGGAGATCCAATCGAAGTTTCTGTCGGTGGCATTAGTGCTGATTATTCAGTATCAGATCAGGAAATTTTTTACGTTGCAAAAATTTCTAATGATTTGATCGGCATTGCAACAGTTAAAGTTGGTCTCGGATCCACAGGTTCCTTTGTGGGTGCTGGAGATAGTATTAGAGAATCATCTACATTATATTTTACTGGTATTGGAACTGGTGTATATCATAGCTTTAAAACACAATATCCAAATGTTGTTACTGGATCAGCAGAAAAGAATGAGGTAACAGTATCTCTTGCGAATACTCACGGACTTTTTAATAATGAAACAGTATTTGTCGATGTAAACGTTGGAGGATCTAAAACTGTTACTGTAAAATATAATGACAAAGCAAGAAGAATCTTGATTGATCCAAAATCATTCACTTCTGTTGGCGTAAACACCTCAAAATCAGAGATTACAATTACCAATCATGGATTCAGATCTGGCGATAAGGTCGTTCATACTACTACCTCGAATGGTTATGGTCCTATTGATGGCGAATTATATTATGTTATTGTTGTCGATAATAATACCATCAAACTATCACAGAAAAAATCTGATGCATTAAGTTCCATTCCTTCTTATATTGGAATTACTAGCGCGTATTCTGGAGAAATTGGATTAGTAAATCCACCTATTCAAGTTTATGAAGATTCCACTCTTGTTTTTGATGTTTCAGATTCTTCCTTGAGATTCTTGCAGCAATCCACAGAATATTCTGCATTTGAAATGCTATTCCATTCTGATTTATCATTCAATAGTGTTTTTGAATCTTCCAGAACTTCAAATCAATTTGAGGTTTCTAGAATTGGCGAAATAGGAATATCTTCAAACGCAAAAGTGCAGTTGAAGATAAACAAAAATATTCCAAAAGTTTTGTATTATAATTTTTCTCCAATAAACACAAACATTATTCCAGAAGAAAAATCGACAATTATTAGAGATGATGGAGTAACTGGATATAATGAAATTGTTAGAAATAAGAGTTTATATTCCGGAAAGCATAATGTAACTGTTTCATCCGGAACAACTTTCAAATATACACTCGACAAGCAACCAGAGTCTACTTCATATGAAAGATCTTCTTCCATATTGCATTATTCGACAAATTCTAAGAACGCATATGGACCTATAGAATCAATTTCTATTAAAAATGGAGGAAATAACTTTAGAAGACTTCCAGGTTTGTCTACATCCTTTATTTCTGATTTAGGTAGCAATGCAATATTATCACTGTCGGGATCTAATATAGGAAAAATTGTATCTAAAAAGATAATTGATATTGGATATGACTTGCCATCCGATAAAACTTTAAAACCAAAAGCAAAATTACCACAAGTTTGCACTATCGAATCTCTTTCTTCAATAGAAAGTATTTCTATAACTTCTTTTGGAAGAGGATACACTGTTGCTCCGCAATTAGTCCTTATAGATGGAAGAAGAAAAGAAGTACTTCCAGAAGTCGATTTGAAATTCAAACTGGGAGACGTGAAGGTTGAGATTCTCAAAAATACATATGCACTGTCCAGAACCACTCCTATTATAATACCAATCTATAATTCCAATGGTGTTGGAATTTCTAGCTTATCATTCAATTCTTCAGATCAAACAGTTACAGCAACTTTATCAGTTGGATTTAGTACAGCAGAGTCCTTCCCGTTCAATGTTGGAGATGAAATTTTTGTAGAAAATGCAAGTGTAACTGGAGCAACTGGAAACATTAAGGGATTTAATTCTAACGAATATAATTACAATTTCTTCGAAGTCACACAGGTATCGAAAAATATTGGTGGAATTGGAATTGTTACTTATAGTATGTCTAACGTTTTGGATGATAATGGCGATGTAGCTAATTTTGATGCTACTAATTCTGCAGTAAGGATTATTCCTCGCAAATACATGCCTACATTTGATGTCAAAGTCAGCTCAAATTCATTTGCTATTGGAGAAACTGCTAAATTTGGAAATAATAATGAATGCATTATTGAAGGATATAATTCAAATGCAAATATCTTAAAGGTAAGAGCACAAGAACAAATATCTGTTGGCGATATTATTGAAGGAAAATCTACACAAACAAAAGCAACTGTTAATGAAGTTGAAAGTTATGATGGATTCTATTCCATTGAAAGTTCTTCCTTAAGAAAAGGAGGATGGGAAAATAATGCTGGATTCTTGGGAGATAATTCTACTAGACTCCAAGATAATGATTATTATCAAAACTTCTCATACTCGATCAAATCAAGAGTTCCATTAGAAACTTGGGACGATGCTGTTAGTTCATTAAATCACACCACCGGATTTAAGAAGTTCTCTGACTTGCAAATTGAATCTAAACTCGATTATGTTTCCAATCGTGATCTTGTTGTCGATCTTCCTGCGCCAAACGACATTCCTGGAATTCAAGTTATTGTCGATTTAATTGGAATGGGAGATCTTAATTGTGTTTATGATTTCGACTTAGTAAAAGAAAATTCATTCACAGTTGATGGAAAAATAGTATCCGATGAAATAATTTTCCAAAATGCAATTCTTACTGATTACTCAGAATCTATTGGAAATAGAGTATTGATTATTGATGATATTTCGTATCTGTTTAATAGCAACCCAAGACCAACAAGATTTAGTCCAGTTGCTAGATTTGACCTTGCAGATAGTAGAGTTAGAAAATTTATCACATATGCAAAAGACATTAGATACACTGGAGAAAGACAAGTACTCTTAGTAACTCTTCTTTATGATAATGATAATCTTTCATACATGAATCAATTTGGAAGAGTTGAATCTGTTTCCGATCTCGGATCTTTTGACTTCGCTATCTCTGGAACTGAGGGTGTTCTTAATTTCTATCCAGTAAAATATTCCTTAAATGATTATGCAGTTTCAGCTTTAACCATTGGAATTAATGATTCCTACGTTTCTGGTCTTGGAACAACTACCATTGGAGATAGTGTAAGAATCGTAGGAGCTTCAAAATCGGATGTAGTTTCTTCTATTGTTGAAATTCCAAGCTATTATAGTTCGGTTAAAGGAATTGTAGAGATAACAGGACATAATGGAGAATATGAGTACAACGAATTCAATTTGGTCCATAACGGAACTGAAATTGAATTTATTGATTATGGTCAGTTATCAAATCACAGTTATGATATATTCTCTGGATCTGGACTGGGAACTTTCTGGCCTTACATTAGTGGATCTACATTAAAAGTAGATTTTACCACTAACTTGGGACTATCTACAACTGGTTTTGGTGCTACCGTTAACGCTTGGTTTGTTGCTCTTGCTGACACAAATTATAGTGGAATTGGATCGACAGCACTTAGATATGGAGAACTTAAATCCTCCTATGTAGCTATATCATCATCATCAACTCCGACAACTCATATAGTATCGGATTATGTTGATCTTTATGATGGAGGTTATTTCTTAGTACAGGCATCAGACCCAGATAGCGGAGATCATCAATTCTCCGAAGTTGTCGCTGTTGATGACGATAGCGATGGTTTCATTACCGAATTTGCTATTCTTGAGACAAATCAAAATCTTGGAGTTGTAGGAATTTCTAAGACTGATGATATAACCAAGATAACATTTGAACCAGTAGCAGATAGAAATATCCAGGTCAAAGTTTTCTCCCATCTAATCCGTCCTACAAATGATACAGGAACAAATATAACATTAGATTTCAATAATTCTATCGTTGACAGTTATCAAGGTTTATATGAAGGCACCTTATCAAACATCAAGAGAGCTTTCCCACTTAACCATGACAATAATCCAATTTTTAGAAGAGAAGTAGACTGCTCATCTTCTACAAATGTCAATGTTTCAAACAATACTATTCAAATTCCAAACCATTATTTCGTAAGTGGAGAGGAAGTTCAGTATAGAGTTGCAGGAACAGGTTCATCTAATGCTATTGGAATTGCATCTACAAGTTTTGTTGGTGTAGGAATAACAACAAAACTTCCAGGATCAGTTTATATAATCAAACTTAATGAGTCAGAAGTTCAATTAGCAAGAACAGCTGCGGAAGCACTTGCTTATGTTCCTGTACCAATTAACATAACATCAGTAGGAATTGGAACATCACATAGTTTCACTTCTAAAAAGCAAAATTCAAAGGTCGTTGTTGCCATCGACAATGTTATTCAATCTCCAATTGTTTCTACAGCAATTACAGCAAGTTTAGCAAAAGCAACAACTACTACTGAAAATGTACTTGAATTTTCTGGAATTACGTCGTTCTTTGGAACAGATTTGATTCAAATTGATGATGAAATTATGAGAATTCAATCTATTGGTGTAGGAGCAACGAATAGTGTAAGGGTCAGAAGAGCATGGATGGGAACTGGTCTGGCTGGACACGGAACAGACGCTAAGATTACAAAAATTAATGGAAACTATAATATTATTGACAGTACAATTAACTTTGTAGATCCTCCATATGGACAAACTCCACTTTCCACATCCACAAACAAACCATCGGAAAGAGATTGGATCGGTATAACAACTGGATCTAAATTCCAAGGAAGATCTTTCATGAGATCTGGTACTCAAGGTTCAGATGAAGAAACATACACAAGAAATTACATCTTTGATGATATTTCTGAAAACTTTGACGGACAAACTAAGGTATTCACTCTCACTTCATCGGGATCAAGTGTAACTCAAATAGCAGACAAAAATGCTATTATCACAATTAACGATATTTTCCAAGGTCCAGGTCTTACAAGAGATTATACTTTAATTTCTGATGAAACTGTCGGAATAACATCAATCCAGTTTACTGGAACAGCAAGTTCCGTGGGTTATGATGTTAATAATGCATCTATTCCTGTTGGTGGTGTTATCGTTTCTGTTGGTTCTACATTTGGATTTGGATTGCAAGATTTAGTTTCTGCTGGTGGAACCGCTGTTGTTTCTGCAGCTGGAACAATCGCATCAATTAGCATTGGAAATAGCGGATCTGGATATAGATCAGGAATTCAAACTGTTGTCAATGTTGGAGTTTATACATCTTCAACCTCAACTTACAGTATAACCAACATCGGAACAGCAGCAATTAGTAATGGACACATTGTTAGTGTTGCTATTACAAACCCAGGTGCAGGATATACTAACACTAGTGCTCCTTACGTAGTATTTGATGCTCCACTTTCTTATTCCAATATACCTCTTGTCTATAGTTCACAATCAACACCAGGTTTCGGGACAGAAGCAAAAATTAATATTGTTGTTGGATCTGCTTCCAGTGTCGTTGATTTTGAAATTATTAATCTTGGATATGGTTATGGAAACGGAGAAATCCTTACAGTTGAAACTGGAGGACCCACAGGAATTCCAACTGATCCAACTAAACCATATAGCGAATTCCAAATATCAATTCAACAAATTTTCAATGATAGATTTGCTGGATGGTCAATTGGACAACTTCAGATAATTGATGACGTATCATCGCAATTTAATGGCACTGATTCAATTTTCCCAATTAGAGTTGCGGGTGATTTGATTTCTATTAGATCTTCTAGAGGATCAAACATCGACGTTCAAGCAACATTATTGGTATTTGTTAATGATGTTCTTCAAGTTCCAGGAGAAGGTTATTTGTTCCCAGGTGGAAGTTTGATTGAATTTACAGAACCTCCAAAATCTGGAGACACTTGCAAGATCCTTTTCTATAAGGGAAGTGGTGATATTGATGTTGTCGATAGAGATATTGTTGAGACTGTAAAGGTTGGAGATGAACTGACTATTAATTATAATCCAGATTTAGGACAAACAACAATTTTCCAAGAAGAAGCAAGAACAGTAACAGAAATCAAGTCAATTGATTTTGTTGGCACTAATCCTTACTTTGGACCAGGAAATAGTGATAATGAACAAATGATTAGACCAGTTACTTGGTGCAAGCAAACTGAAGACAAGATTATTGATGAAAAAGAAGTTGGAAAGGACAGAGATCATTACGAAGCGAATATATTCCCAACTGCTTATGTCACACAAACAGTAGGAACTGGTGTAACGATTATCTATGTCGATACATTAAGAACCTTGTTTAATGCTGCAAATGAAAACAATGCATCTTTACTCTTCCAGAATAAGATTAACATCTTATCACAGGATTCATTCACTTCCGCTGCTGCTACAGCAACAGTTTCTTCTGCGGGAACTATAACTTCATTTACAATCAGCGATGGTGGATCTGGATTTGCATCCATTCCTTCTGTAACTCTTTCCAATCCAATTGGAATTGGATCAACGGCGTCTGCTACAGCAAGTATTCTCAATGGGTCTGTTGTTGCTATTGCAGTTTCCAATCCTGGATCTGGATATGCATCGACAAATCCTCCAAAAGTCCTTATTCAAGATGAACCATCTGTATTAGAAACTGATAATGTTCAGAGTTATAGTGGAGATTATGGAACAATTGTAGGATTTGGTGTTACTACTAGTGGTTTGACCACAAAAGTAATATTTGATCTTTTCATTCCTACAGATTCAGATCTAAGAGGAACCCACTATGTTTCTTCCGCAAGCACTATTAGCGGAATTAGCACTGGTGACTATTTTGTAGTCAGAGATTCCAATATTGGTTTTGCAGTAACTAATTTTGAAACTAGAAGAACCAACAGCACCACAATCGGTATTTGCAAATCTCATTTTGATGGCGTATATCAAGTAAATGACTTCCACGTAACATTTAGACCTGTTACTGGAATTGGCACCGTATCTGTAGTAAGAGTATTTGCTAATGTTGCTGGACTTGGTTCCCAAAGTCTTTCAAATATTACTGGAATTGGATCTGTTGGATTGGGAGTTACTTCCCTTGGTGGAAATATTGAGTATTCTCAAGTTGCAATTAGTAGTGTAACTTTCGATAGTAGCACAATTACTTTCGATAGCACATTATATTCCTTTGATAATCAAGGAAATATAACTGGTATTGCTTTCAGCGGCAATGTTTTGGATTCTGCATTCTTCGGAAGATATAGTTGGGGTAAAATTGTTGTTGAAGGAAGAACTTCTTCGAACGAATTTAATTTCTATGGAGATAATGGTGTCACTGGAATCAGTACTTCTGCTCTGATTACAAGAGAAAGATACTTAAAATATAGGAACTACATTAATTAAACCTAAATACTTTTAAAATCTTTTGCGATAATGGCAGTACAAGGAATAGGCACAGGATCTAGTCCAAATGATGGAAACGGTGATAGTCTACTAGCAGGTGCTCTAAAAATAAATTCTAATTTTGATGAATTATATACTCTCCTTGGAGATGGGACCACATTAACTTCCAATGTGGTCAATGAACTTGTTGCAGGAAGCAATGTTTCTCTTTCTGCTACAACAGGAAAAATTACCATCACTGCAACTGGAACCTCAAGTGCATTAGATTCTGTTTGGAGAACTACAGATGTAGGAATTAACACAGTTTCTAACGTTGGAATTGGAAGCACTGGTCCTGAGTCAGCATTAACCGTTTCTGGAGACGCTAAAGTTTCTGGTGTTGTCACTGCAACTTCTTTTGTTGGAAATTTAACTGGTGATGTAACTGGTGGTGCTACACAAGTATTCATTAGTACAACCACTTCCAACTCAATAACTAATACTTCATGGTTAGTTCCTTTTGTTGATGGATCTGGTGGTTCAAATAAACCACTTTATATTACTGGCGCTGGATGGGGGTTAAGATGGTTCAATCCATCTAAAGCACTGTTCGTTACTAATTCCACTGATGCGGATCAATCTGCTGATCCTGGAGCAGGAAAGGTAATTATTAGACCCAATGATGTAACAATTGGGGCAAATGTCAAAATTGATGGAAGTTCCGGAATTATTACCGCAACTACATTGGAAGGTAATGCCACAGGTCTTACTGGAACTCCAGATTTGAATGTTGGAATTGTAACTGCTGTTAGTTTTGTTGGATCTGGTACTGCTCTAACTGGTGTTTCTGTTGGTAGCACCGATTATGTCACTGGTATAGCAATTACCATGGCAACAGGAAACTTCAGTGGAAATGTTTCTATTGGAGGAACCACTTCTATTGAAGGTGGTGTAACATTAGTAACTAATAATTCGACTGTTGCTGGCACTATTGGAACAACTGGAGAAATTAAACAAATTGGTGGAGTTCCATTTTATTATGATGGATCTGCCTGGAGAGAGTTTGTTCTTTCTACAGGTGTTAGCACTACTCAAACTGCGGATACCAGTTGGGACAATGTTATCTTAAGATCTACTTATGATACAGACTTTTATGATTCTAAATTCGAAGTTCATCCAATCCTAACTGGAGCTGGTGCTACTACTGTATCCAGTCCTGTTAAAATAGGAACAAAATCATTCAGAAATAATGGATCTACTGGTGCTGGTATATCTTATGCATATAGATCTGAATATGACTTCACTGGTCCATGGACCATAGAATTTTGGATTTACCACGATGCAACTCCTTCGGATTATCAAACTTTAGTATCACAGTGGTCAATGACCGATACGTCTAATAATTGGACATTTGGTATAATACCAGCTTCTACAAATATATACTGGTACTGGTCAAATGAAGCAAAATCAACTAACCAATACGTGGGATACGTACCGACAGCAACTTTCAACAGTACTTATTTAAACAAATGGGTACATTATGCACTTGTCAGAGAATCTGATAATGGTTCCATACACTTTTACATCAATGGTGTAGAATCATCTAGTACAATTACGGATCAAGTCATCGACAATGATATAACTAGCACCAACGGAGCTGGATTGTATATTGGAGGAATAGAGAGCGACATCATAAACACTTTTAGTTGGAATAATTCCGGTTCTATCGATGCTTCCTTTGATGATATTAGAATCTCGACCGTAGCAAGATATACTTCGGTAGGAGTTGCTACAACTGCCACATTTACTCCTTCTACTACTGCTCTTGAGACGACAGGAACACTTACTAATGCATATACTCCACCTGGAAACAAACGTGGAGTAATTACTCTTGGAGCAACTCCAAGTTGGAAAGGAACTCCAGGTTGCACAGTTTCCCAACAATCTAGTGGAAATTATCGTGTAAGTTTTGCAACTTCATACATTAGTAATCTTGATTATTCAGTTCTTTCACAGGCAACTGATCAAGGATATGCTTCATATGTCGGTATCGCCAGATCAACTGAACATGTAGATATTTCGGTCAATAGACAGAGCAATGATGCTGCTGTTGATACTGGTTATTTGACTGTTCAGATAACTAATCTATAATCCTCAATAAATAACTAAAAAATTTGCAAAATGGCTGCAATAATCACTGATCAGATAAGAATTTTAAATGCTAGTAATTTTGTTTCTGGTGTAACGACCGGAACAGATAGTTACTACACTTGGATTGGACTTCCCAATCCAAGTGACTATAAAAGTGACTGGGATGTAAGTCCTCCTTCACCGAAGGACAACTTTGACGAAGAGAATGCATATTGGGACAATATGATTGCTCTGAAAAAAATTAATGAATCTGATATCAGACAAGTAGTTACTAAAAGGGTTTGGTCTTCTGGAACCAAATATGAGATGTACCGTCATGACTATAGCAGAACCAATACTGCTAAAGTTTCTGGTGCATCGAATCTTTATTCGACACCCTTCTATGTTCTAAACAGTGATTATAGAGTTTATATTTGTCTTCAAAACGGAACAAGTCCAGAAAACCCATCAGGAAGACCTTCCCTCGATGAACCAAGATTTACAGATTTAGAACCAAGAGCAGCTGGAAATAGCGGAGATGGTTATATCTGGAAGTATCTTTATACAATTAAACCATCCGAAATTGTAAAATTTGATTCTACATCATATATGCCAGTTCCTCAAAACTGGAGTACAAATGCAGACGTATCTCCAGTAAGAGATAATTCTGTCGATGGATCAATTAAGATTGTAACAATTACCAACAGAGGTGTTGGTGTAGGAACGGCAAACCAAATCTACACCAGAGTTCCTATTAAAGGGGATGGTGCTGGTGGAGAATGCACATTGGTCATCAATAATGATCAGCAAGTTGAATCAATTACGGTTTCCAATCAAGGAAGCGGATATACTTATGGAAATATTGATTTAGATGCTGGTAATGTTCCAGTTTCTACAACAAAACCTTTGTTTGATGTTATAATTTCACCTCAAGGTGGACATGGTGCAGACATTTATAGAGAATTGGGAGCAAATAACGTTCTTCTTTATTCTAGAATTGAAAATGATAATGAAAATCCAGATTTTATCACTGGAAATCAAATCGCAAGATTGGGTCTTGTAAAAAATCCAAAAGTTTATAATTCTTCCCAAATTTTAACCACAGATAAAGCTAGTTCTGCTTATGCTATTAGACTTACTGGAATTGGATATAGCACGGCAACATTTACAGCAGATTCATATATTACTCAAACAATTGGAACGGGACAAACTGCTGCTGGAAGAGTGATTAGTTATGATCAAGTAACTGGTGTTCTTAAGTATTGGCAAGATAGAACCGTTGCTGGATTTAATACTGTAGGAACTGCACAAAGCAATCCTCAATATGGATATGATATGTTTAGATTCACTGCTTCTCCTTCAACCGGAGGATCTTTAAATATTAATGGTGGATCTACTACCCTGTCTATCAGTACAAACTTTGCGGGTATTTCGACCGTAATAAATAATAAAACCTACTACTTGGGTCAATCTTTTGTCTCTGGTGTGTCTAATCCAGAAGTTCAAAAATACTCTGGAGACATTTTGTACGTTGATAACCGACCTGCTATTACAAGGTCGTCTAGTCAAAAAGAAGATATCAAGATCATTTTGCAGTTCTAAAAAGTCATGCCACAAGAAATTAACCTTAACGTATCACCATACTTCGACGATTTTGATTCGGGAAAGGATTATTACAAGGTACTTTTTAAACCTGGTTATCCCGTTCAAGCGAGAGAACTGACCACACTTCAATCTATTCTTCAGAATCAGATTGAACAATTTGGACAATCTTTTTACAAAGAAGGCGCTAAAGTAATTCCGGGTCATTTTGGATACAATAAGTCTTATTATGCAATAAAAATTGACAATATTTCAAATGGCATTCCTGTAGATGCATATCTTACTGAACTCGTTGGACTTAAAATTACAGGTAGAAATTCTGGAGTAACAGCTGTTGTTTCTGGATTTTTGTATTCAAATGTTTCAGAAACTTCTAATGCGACCTTATATGTAAATTATCTAGGATCAAGTACAACTGATAACGCCTCACAATTTTTCAGTGATGGTGAAGATTTGTTTGCAAGCGATTCTATTATTACAGGATCACTCAGTAGTCCAGTAATTGAATCAGGAGAAACTTTTGCAACAACAATTTCTAATAATGCAAATGCAACTGGATCTTCGTTCTCCATATCAGAGGGAGTATACTTCATACGAGGAAGATTCGTATCTGTTAAGGATGAAACTCTAATTTTAGAACAGTATTCATCAAATCCTTCTTATAGAGTCGGTCTTTATGTAAATGAAGAAATCGTAAATGCTGATGAAGATGATACTTTAAATGACAATTCTCAAGGATTCAACAATTATTCTTCTCCTGGAGCAGATAGACTTAGAATTACTGTTTCTCTTTATAAAAAACCTTTAGATGATAAAGATGATGCTAATTTCGTAGAATTAGTCACTATCAAAGACGGCGTTTTAAGAAGTCAAGAAAAGACAGAACTCTCCAATAGAGTTGGGGATGAAATTTCAAGAAGAATTGCTCAAGGAACTGGAGATTATTATATTGATCCATTTTTAGTTTCTGCAAAAGAAACTTTAAATGATCTGAAAGGAAATGATGGTATTTTTAGAGAAGGACAACTTACTTCTAATGGTTCAATTCCATCACCAGATTTAGCGACATATCAAATTTCTCCAGGAGCAGCAGTAGTTAGAGGATATGATATAAAAACTATTGCTCCAACTTTTATAGATTTTCCAAAAACAAGAACAACAAAAACTTTAGAAAATCAATCAATAATTTATAATACCGGATCCACACTTGTTCTGAACAGAGTTTTTGGATCTCCTACTATTGGGGTAGGAAATACTTATGTTTTAAGTTTAAGAAATGAAAGAGTTGGACTTGGATCTACTACTCCTGGCGGAAAAGAAATCGGGGTAGCAAGAGTATATGATTTCAAGTTAGAATCTGGATCATATGATAGTGAAAATTCAAATTTAAATAGATGGAATATTTCTCTGTTTGACGTGCAAACAGTAACAGAAATTAATTTAAATGAACCAATCACTTTATCCGTTCCAACCTTTATAAAAGGCAATAAGAGTGGAGCAACAGCTTACTTAAACAGTTCTGTTGCTGCTGGAACAGCATTAACGGTATATCAGACATCTGGGGATTTTCTTGTAAATGAGACTTTCTCTTTTGATGGAATTTCGAATACTAGAGTAGCAACTTCAGTAACTTCATATGGAATGTCGGATGTTAAGTCCGTTTATGGAGTAGTTGGAGCAGCAAATTCTTTCACTGCGGATGTTTTACAGACACCTTCTTTATCCATCGGAATCGCAACTATCAGTGCTATCGATGTAGAAACAGGGTTTAGTTCAATTCGTTCTTCGAATGAATTTTTCCCAGGATCAATATCTATCAATAATCTTGTAAGATTTACTGATACATCTCTTCCAAATCCAGTTATCGCTAGAGTTGTTAGTGTAGGAACTACTCATGTAGTAATTGCAGGAGTTGCCACAGTAACAGGAATTACATCAAGCAAACTTCCAGATTCTACTCTTCAAGTAACTGATTTAACATATCTTACAACAAAATTAGGCGATTCTACAGACAATACTCTTTATACTAGACTCGCTAGAAAAAATATTTCAAATGTTTCTATAAACAATACTAATTTGACTGTACGAAAAACATACAGTAATTTGATTATTGATGCAACTAAAAAATTATCCACTACTGTAAGTGCTGGAACAGATCTTCAATTTTTACCTTTTGATGAAGAAAGATATACACTGTTTAGATCTGATGGAACATATGAAGTATTGACATCTGATAAATTCGAATTTAGTTCTGACGCAAAAGAACTGCAAATTTATAATTTAAGTGGTTCAAATACTGGAGCGACCTTAGTTGCTACTCTCACAAAAACTAAAGTAAAAGAAAAAGTAAAAAGAAAAAATAGAGTAGGAACGCTTTTGATTCCATACTCAAATAACTCTGCTTCTGGTGTAGGAACTACTTCCATCAATGATGGTCTTACATATGGCAATTATCCATATGGAACAAGAGTACAGGATAAAGAAATTTCGTTGAATGTTGGAGATGCTACGGATGTTTTGGGTGTTTTCGAGTCATTTGGAACTTCTGAACCTTTTGCTCCTCAAATGACTTTAGTCACCATTTCTGGACCAAGCAGCAAAACTTCTGATTTGGTTATTGGTGAAGAGTTTGTTGGTCAGTCCAGCGGAGCAGTTGGAATGGTAGCAGAAAGAATAGATGATAATACTATTTCTTTCATCAGTCTGAATGAAATTGGATTCGCTGAAGGAGAAACTGTAATTTTTGATGAAACCGAAATTCAATCGGTAATTTCTAGTTTAACAACATCTAGCATTAATATTTCGAATAACTATACATTCAAAAATGGTCAAACTGGCACTATTTTGGGTCATAGTTCCATCATTAGATCACAAAAATATGCTGCTCCAACAAGAAAGTTAAAAATTTACTATACTAATGGATTTTTTGAATCTTCTGATGATGGAGATTTCGTAACTGCAAATTCTTATAAAGAATTTAACTATACAAATGATATCCAGTTTATAGGAAACTCAAGAAATACTGATATTATTGACATTAGACCAAAAGTAACGAATTATAATGTATCTGAAGGTTCAAGATCTCCTCTTGAATTCCATGGAAGAACATTTGGATCTACAGGCAATAGTGCATCAAACGTTCTTGCGTCTGATGAAGCAATTACTTTGAATTATTCTTATTATGTTGGAAGAATTGATAGAATTTTCTTATCTAAAGATGGCAAATTCCAAGTAAAATATGGAATTCCTTCAGATAAACCAGAAAAACCAGTAAACGTAGATGATGCTATCGAGATTTGTCAAGCAACAATACCACCATATCTTTATGATGTGAAAAATGTATCTTTTAGCTTCTTACAGCATAAGAGATATACAATGAAAGATATTAAGAGACTTGAGGATAGAATCAGGAATCTTGAGTACTATACCACTCTTTCATTGCTAGAAACTGATACTAACAACTTGTTTATCGCTGACAATGAAGGTTTAAATAAATTTAAATCTGGTTTCTTTGTTGATAATTTCTCAACATTGCAACCACAAGATACAAGTAAAGAAGTTAAAAACGCAATTGATTATATTGCAAGAGAAGTAAGACCATCTCACTATACAACATCTATAGATCTTCAGCCATATCCAACAAAACTGTCGTCTGAAGATTTGAGATTTAAACAACCAACTGGAGTTAATATTAGAAGAGGAGAAGATGTTGTAACTCTTGATTATTCCGAAACAGAATGGTTGAAGCAACCATATGCAACCAAGTCCGAAAGCGTAACTCCTTTTATTCTTAATTTCTGGGAAGGAACAATCGCATTAACACCTTCATCTGACGTTTGGGTTGATCAAAAGAGAATTGATGCTAAAATTATTGAGGCTCAAGGAAATTATAATGAAACTCTTCAAAATGCTGTAGAAAATCTTGGCATTGATCCTCAAACCGGTCTTGCTCCAGTTGTTTGGAATTCTTGGGAAACTTTCTGGACAGGAAGAGAAGTTATTGGTGGAGAAAGAACTGTAACTAGATCTTTTGGTGGAGAATGGAGAGGAAACTTAGGGGGAGGTTGGAGCATTGCTGCTTATGGCACCAGAACCACTCAAGTTATTAGAGAACAAATTCAAGAAACTATTGATACTGGATATAAGACCAGAACTGGTACACAACAGCAATTTGTAGAGCAATGGGATAATACTTCTGTTGGTGATAGAGTTGTAAGTAAAGACTTGATCACAAGTATGAGATCAAGAAACATTACTGTTGACGGAAGAAGATTCAAACCTAAGACTAGAGTTTATGCTTTCTTTGATGGTGTTGATGTTACCAAGTTTGTTACACCAAAACTACTTGAAATCGACATGATTTCTGGTTCTTTCCAAGTCGGAGAAAAGGTAGTTGGAACTACTAGAGCAACTGGTCTTGGGGAAGAAAAAGATAAATCCAAACCATACATTAAGTTTAGATTAGCAACTCCAAATCATAGAGAAGGTGAATATAATGCTCCAACTGTGGTTTACCCCATCAATCCGTATACTGATGAGGCAATGCCAACTGTATATTCGTCAACATCAACTATTCTTAACGTAGATACTTATTCTTTGTCCAACCAGATAGATGGAGAATATTACGGATTTGGCGAAACTGGAATGATCCTAAAAGGAGAAACCAGTGGTGCTCAAGCAGTAATTTCAAACATGAGATTGGTGAGCGACATTGCTGCAAATGTACAAGGAAGTTTCTTTATTCCAGATGGTGATGTAATTGGATTCCCTAGATTTGAAACTGGATCAAAGACCTTTGAACTTAGCAGTGACAATTCAAACAATAGAGATCTTTCAAGTACTCATGGAGTCGAAACCTTCATATCTTCTGGAACATTAGAAACTGTTCAAGAAAATATTATTTCTGTTAGAAATGCAAGAATTGAAACTATAGAAACATCTCAAACCGAAGATGTAAGAAGAACCACAGGAACGGTTGTTGTTGATTCTCAAGTTATTTCGCAATCAAGCAGACAGGTTATTATTGGTTATTATGACCCTCTTGCACAAACCTTCTTTGTTGAAGATGAAACTGGAATATTCTTATCAAAAGTAGATCTTTACTTCAGAACTAAGGATGATGCAGATATTCCTGTTGGTGTTCAAATCAGAACCACTAAACTTGGAACACCAACACAAACTGTTCTTCCTTTCTCGGAAGTTTACTTAGATCCTGCAAATGTAAATGTTTCTAATGATGCATCTGTCCCAACAACATTTACATTCCCAGCTCCAGTCTATTTGGATGGTCAAACAGAATACGCTGTTGTAGTAAGATCAAATTCCGCAAAATATAGTGTATTCATCTCTAGAGTTGGCGAAAATGATCTTATTTCTCAAGAATTTGTTGCCCAACAACCTTATCTTGGATCTCTATTCAAATCACAAAACTCTTCTGTTTGGGAACCTTCTCAATGGGAAGATCTTAAGTTTACACTTTATAGAGCAGAATTTGTAGAGAATGGAACTCTTGAATTCTTCAATCCAACTCTTTCTGTTGGAAATGGTCAAGTCGCACCGCTCATTTCAAACCCAATTTCCTTAGAATCTAGAAGAATTAGACTCGGAATAACATCTGCACTCTTAGATTCTGATCTAACCCTCGGCAATACTATTATTCAGAAAAATTCCAATGCTTCTGGAAAATATGTCGGCGGATCTGGTATTTCTACAGGAACTCTGCAAGTAATAAATCCAGGTATAGGATATACTCCTTCTGCAGTTGATGGCGGTAGTTATACATTTACGGGAATTGCTTTAACATCTATCACTGGAAACGGAATTAATGCAACTGCAGATATTCAAGTATCTGGTGGAATTGTTCAAAGTGCTACTATCGTAAATGGAGGAAATGGATATGTTGTTGGTGATGTAGTTGGAGTATCTTCTCTTGGAAATTCTCCAGCAGGATCTAATTTAAGACTTTCTATTGTATCTATCGCAAGTACAACAGAACTTATACTTGAAAATGTACAGGGAGACTTTACAACTGGTACTGGATCAACTATCCAATATATTAATAATAGTCTTACCACTGTTGATATGAATAGTTCTAGTGGTGGTGGAGTGGAGGCAAATCTCGTTACTATCGAAAATACTGGTCTTTCATTCAAGGTAAATCATAAAAACCATGGCATGAATTTTGCAGGAAATAAGGTCATTATTTCTAATGTACAATCTGATGTAGCTCCTACAAAATTAACTTCCCCATATTCTATTGATTCAACTGACCCAATTTCTGTAGAATCGTCATCTAATTTTGGTTTATTTGAAAATGTTGGTGTCGGCACAACAAATATAGGTTATGTTGTTATTGGTGATGAAGTTATTTCGTATACTAGTACTAGTGCAAATCAAATCGGCGGTGGAATTGTTAGAGCTATTTCTGGAAACAGTAAAAATTATCCAGCAGGAACACCAGTTTATAAGTATGAATTAGGTGGAGTTTCGCTTAGAAGAATTAACAAACAACATGACGTATCCTCGTCTAACATTGAATTTGATTCTTACTATATTGATCTTGATATGTCTTCTAATGGCACAGATAGAACCGTTGGAACAAGTTATCCCAAATTGTACTTGGGAGAGCAAAAATCTGCTGGAGGAAAGACAGTAAAAGCAACACAAAATATTGCTTATGAAATAATTTCTCCAATGCTTCAGAATACAACTGTAAGGGGAACTTCTCTCAATGCTCAAATAAGAACAGTTACGGGACAAAGTATTGATGGATCAGAACAAACATTTGTCGATAAAGGATTTGAGAGTGTAACTATCAATCAAACAAATTATCTTGATAGTCAAAGACTTATTTGCTCAGAAGTTAATGAAAATGAATTTTTATCAACTTTACCGAACAGCAAATCTTTCAACATGAGAGTTTTACTTGGAACAACTGATTCTAGAATTAGTCCAGTTATAGATCTTCAGAGATCAAATATAATTCTAACATCTAATAGAGTTAATGCTCCTATTACCGATTACGCAAATGATCCAAGAGTAAACACTATTGATGAAGATCCTACTGCATTCCAATATCTTTCCAAAGAAAATAGACTCCAAACTCCAGCTTCTTCAATTAGAATCATTCTTGACGCGCATGTCAACGTTTTCAGTGATATTCGTGCTTTCTATGCAGTTGGAACAGAAGAAAACTTTGTACCTGTCTTTACTCCATTCCCAGGATGGAATAATATAAATGGCATTGGAAACGTTATTGATCCATCCTTAAATGATGGGAAACCATCTCAGTTTGTATCACAATCTTCATCATTAGGATTTACTCCTAATGAAATAGAATACAAAGAATATCAATTTGAAGTTAATAATTTGCCAGACTTTAGATTGTATAGAATAAAATTAGTATTAACCTCTACAAATCAAGCATATCCACCAAGATTTAAAAATCTAAGAGTGATTGCTCTTGCCTGATAGTTATGGATTATATTAAAGTTGAGGGTCACTCAAATTTAAAGAGAGACCCTCATACAAATTCCATCATCAATGATAATATGAAAGAATATAATGAATATATGAAAAGAAAAAACCTTAAATCTAAAGAGACTGATAAGATACAAAACATTGAGGATGATCTTGCTAGAATTAAGGATGATATGGATGAATTAAAAACCTTAATAAGGAGTCTTATCAATGGATCCAGACAAAATTGAACTCACAAATTTAAATAAATCTTTGACATATGTCAAATCTGCAAGAGAGATTGATAAAGTAGATGACATAGAAGTGTTGAGAAACATTGCTAAAACATATGTCAAATTATATCTTAAGCAACAAGAAGTTCTTGCTTTTATCGGTGTTCCTGGGTAAGAAAACATCGACCATAAATACTCAAAAAGTGTTGAATAAATGGCACAGCCTACGACTAGAGCAACTTTGATAGAATACTGCAAGAGAAAACTGGGTGCTCCAGTTTTGGAAATTAACGTTGCCGATGAGCAAATTGATGATCTTGTAGACGATGCTATACAGTTTTTCCAAGAAAGACATTTTGATGGCGTCTATCAAACGTATTATAAGTATAAAATAACTCAATCTGATATTGATAGAGGTAGAAGTAGAGGTGGATCTAATACTGCGGTAGGAATCGCAACCACCACTGCATCTACTACTATTGCTGGAGATAGTTCCGCAACTACATTTACTTTTGAGGAAAATAGCAACTATTTACAAGTTCCCCCCAATATAATTGGTGTAAATAAAATTTTTAAGTTCGATGGTAGCAATACTATCACCAATAACATGTTTAGTATTAAATATCAACTGTTCTTGAATGATATTTACTACTGGGGGAGCACAGAACTTCTTTCATACTCCATGGTAAAGTCATATCTAGAAGATATTGATTTTTTACTCAATACTGAAAAACAAGTAAGATTTAATAAGAGACAAGATAGATTATATTTAGATATTGATTGGGCATCAGCTACGACAAATGATTATATCGTCATTGATTCCTATAGCACATTAAACCCAAATGATTATTCTAGAGTTTGGAATGATTCATTCCTCAAACTTTATTTGACGGCTTTGATTAAAAAACAGTGGGGACAAAATTTAATCAAATTCCAAGGAGTTAAACTTCCTGGAGGAGTCGAATTAAATGGTAGACAAATATATGATGACGCACAAAAAGAATTGGATGTCATTATGGAAAAAATGTCCAATACCTATGAACTTCCTCCAATGGATATGATCGGATAGTCATATGTTAAATCCCTTTTTCCAGCAAGGTTCAAAAACAGAACAAAGTTTAGTACAAGATCTCATCAATGAACAGTTGAGAATGTATGGTGTTGAGGTTCATTATATGCCTCGACAATTTATTACTACAAAAACGGTAATTGAAGAGGTAATTGAATCTTCTTTTAAAGAAGCATATCCTTTAGAGGCATATGTAGAAAATTTTGAGGGATACAATGACAATACTGTCATTCTTTCCAAATTTGGAATACAGTCGCAACAGGAAATAACTTTAACTATTTCAAAAGAAAGATACGAAACTTATATTAGACCATTAGCACAACAAAACTCTTTAAATTTAGTCCCAGAAAGACCAAAAGAAGGAGATTTGGTTTATTTTCCACTTGGTGGAAGAATATTTGAAATAAAATATGTAGAGCACGAAAAACCATTTCATCAATTAAATTCTACATACGTTTATACTTTGAAATGTGAACTCTTCAGAATAGAAGATGAAGTTATTGATACTGGTATCGATGATGTAGATGATGAGCTTGTTGGAGGCACTAGTGTTGATGGATCAACTCCTCTTGGAGTTGGTGGTGCTATGTTGACTCTCAATATGGTTGGAGTTGCTTCTACTGCTACTGCTTCTACTGGTATCGTTAATGGATCAATTAATGCAATTTATATCAGTAATAGAGGTGGAGGTTATTCTTATGCTCCGCAAGTTGGATTTTCTTCTTCTCCAGAATACGGAGGAACTGGAATTGGAACTGCAATTATGATTGGTGGAATAGTTGTATGTAATAAGAATGTAGATCCTGCTGATAAATCCGTCCAAGAAATCAGACTTATTAATCCTGGATATGGATATACAGTTGCTCCTTTAGTTGCGGTTAGAGGAGATGGAACTGGATTTGCAGCTACAACGGGAATAACTACAGTTGGAGCAGTTGGATTTGTAACTATCACATATGGTGGATCTGGATATACCACAGCACCAACGGTTACATTCTCTTCACCTGGAACTGGAACGACTGCTATCGGTGTTGCTGCAATTAATTCAACTGGAAGTGTAACTGCTATCTATCTCACCAACTCTGGATCCGGTTATACTTCATCTCCAACAATTACTATTTCTGGAGCAGGATCAACTTCAATCGGAACATTCCAACTTAATGAAATTGTTACCGGACAAACATCTGGAACAATAGCAAGAGTTAAGAATTGGGATAAACCTACATCAGTTCTCGATGTTTATAATGTCAACGGAGATTTTATATATGGAGAAACCATAGTAGGTTCTGCATCTTCAGCAAGTTACAGATTGAAGAGTATTCAGGAATTCCCTAAAGATGATGGATTTACTTCAAATTCCGAAATTGAGGCGGAGGCTGATTTAATTTTAGATTTTACTGAACAAAATCCATTTGGAGTCCCCTAAACTGTTAAATAGTAATTATTAATCCTTGGCAAAATGTTTGAATATTTTTATAACGAAATTTTTCGAAAGACTATTATTGCTTTCGGTACCCTTTTTAATAACATCGAAATTCAGAAAACTGATTCTAACGGAGATGTAAGTAGCATCATTAAAGTTCCTCTTGCTTATGGACCTACACAAAAGTTTTTAGCAAGAATCAATCAACAAGCTGATTTAAATAATCCAACTGCAATGACATTGCCAAGGATGTCATTTGAATTTACTGGAGTTACTTATGATCCATCAAGAAAAGTAACTACAACACAAAGGTTTTTACAAAAAGATTCTTCTGACGGAACTAAAACTAGAAAGGCATATATGCCAGTTCCCTACACGATGCAATTTGAGTTATCAATTATGTCAAAATTAAATGATGATGCATTGCAAATAGTAGAACAGATTTTGCCATATTTTCAACCTCAGTTCAATCTCACTGTTGAATTGGCATCAGATATAAATGAGAAAAAAGATATTCCAATTATCTTAGAAAATATTACTATGATTGATGATTACGAAGGTGATTATACAACGAGAAGAGTTTTGACCTATACATTGAGATTTAGCGCCAAAACTTATTTGTTTGGACCAATTCCAGATGTTTCTGCAGATATTATCAAGAGAGCTACTGTTGCTATTGGTGCTGGTGATCCTTCAAATCAAAGAGAACTTACATATACACAAACAGCAAGAGCAATTAAAAATTATACTGGAAACGTTTTAACTTCTCTATCGGATGATGTTAAAACAACCGATACCTTAATTAAAGTCGATGATGCTTCTGGAATTGTCAAAGATACATATTTGGATATAAACCAAGAAGAAGTATATGTAAGACTTGTTAGTGGAAATAATATTACAATAGATAGAGGAGTTGATGGCACAACAATTAAGTCTCATTTGAAAGGAGATAGTGTCAAATCTATAACCTCCGAAGATAATAACCTGATTCAATTTGGGGATGATTTTGGATTTGACGGAACTGCATCATGAAAATGACTAAAAAATTCAACAAACTAAACGACTCCTTTGGAATTGAAGAAAATTCTATAGTTCCAGAAGTAGAGTCTGCTCCTATTGAGATTATTAACGATGATTCTGATGAAGAATTTGAAAAAACACCAGAGGTAAGAAAAGATTATAAGTATACAAGAAATCAATTATATTCATTAATAGAAAAAGGACAAGATGCTATTAACGGTATCTTGGAATTGGCAGCAGAAACAGAACAACCAAGAGCATATGAAGTTGCAGCGCAATTGATTAAAAACGTTGCAGATACTACTGACAAGTTGATGGATTTGCAGAAAAAATTAAAAGAGGTAGAAGAAGATACCAAACCAAAAGGTCCAACAAACGTAACTAATGCTTTGTTTGTTGGGTCAACTGCAGATTTGGCAAAACTTTTAAAGAACAAGCAACAAGAAGAGGATACTAAATAATAGTAAGAATATAAAAAGTTAAAATGTCCGTTGCCGCAGTAAACATAAGAATTGAAAAAGGCACTGATTTTGAATCAACTTTTACAGTCAATTCTACAGATGGATCTGCTTTCAATCTATCAAATTATAGTGCTACTGCAAAAATTAGGAAACATCCTAATGCTGGAACCGCAAAAACTTTTTCAACAACAATTACTTCATCTACGGGTGAAATAAAAATAACAATGAGTGATACAGATACCTCTGATTTATCATCTGGAAGAAATTACTATGATGTAGTTATTCAACATTCATCTACAGAGAAGAAAACAAAAGTATTTGAAGGAATGGCAATAGTATCGGATACCGTTTCCGTATAGTAAAATGGAATTTAAAGTAACTCTGGTAACAGGACAAAATTACAGTGTTCGTCTTAAAGAAGACAATAAATTCAAAGTAATTTCAAATCTTACGCAGGCAGCAGAAGTGGCTAATTTTTCAGATTTAGGAGATTTTGACAATACTGGTGTTCAGGACGGATGGGTTCTGATGTACGACTCTGCAACTGGAAAAATTAAAACAGTTAATCCAGATCTCGTGTTCAGTAAAGCTGTTGCGGATAACAGTCTTCCTAGTGAGTTTATTGATCAATTGGATGGAGATCTTGATGATAAGATCGATCTTGATGCGGGCTCTTTTTAGAAAAATTATAAATAATTACACTAAAAATATAATAAGGTATAATTAAGATGCCTGCACCTGTAATTCAATTTAAAAGGGGCAATTTAAGCAATCTTCCTGGTTTACAGGCTGGTGAACCCGCATTTACAACTGATACGTTCGACCTGTTTGTTGGATTATCTTCAACCACTGATGCCAATAAGTTTTTTGGTTCTCATAGATATTGGAATAAAGAATCTACAACTTCTGGAAGTTCAGTAAATTTAGTCGAAGGAACTTCCAACGGTTCCAGTTATATCAGTTTAAAATCTCCAGATTCTCTTGCTGGCGTCACTACATATACTCTTCCAGCAGTTCCAGTTAATGGATATTTTCTGAAAACAAACGCAGATGGAGAATTGTCTTGGGGACAAGCTGCGTCTTTTGCTGGAATCGTAACCTTTACCGATACTACAGAAAATACCTTAGGAAATGCGGACACTGGTGCTGTTCAAATTGATGGTGGACTGGGAGTTAATAAAAACGTTACTGTTGGTGGAAATTTAAACGTACAAGGATATTCTGAGTTTGTTGGTGTTGTAACATTCCAAGGTGGAACCATTAATCTTGGAGATTCTGATGCAGATGATATCAATGTTGCTGGTGAATTTGTATCCAACTTAATTCCAAATGCCACAGCTGAATATGATTTGGGAAATGGTGATAAGAAATGGAGAAGTTTAAATGTCTCTGGATTCTGCACAAGTGGTGGGTTAAGAGTTGCTGGTCCTGCACAAGTTGGATCTTTAACAGTCGATTCTGATTTAAATGTAATTGGCAATGTAACTATTGGCGGTACATCTTTAAGTGTTTCCGCACAGTCTCTTGTAATTCGTGATCCTGACATTGTTCTTGGATATAGAACAGATGGTAGCAATAACGATATTTCTACTGACACTACTGCCAATCATGGTGGTATCGCAATTGCATCTACAGAAGGATATCCTTTAGTAGATTTAGTAATTGCTGGAGTTGAAACATCTCCAGTAACTTATAAGAAATTGATGTGGTTTAAATCAGAGTCTTTCTCTGGTTTAGGCACAGATGCATGGTTATCAAACTATGCTATTGGTATTGGAAGCACACAGTTCCCAACAGGAACAAGATTAGCTGCTGGAAATGTTCAGTTTACTCAAGAAGATTTATCAGTTGTAAGAAATATCAATGCTTCTGGTGTTGGTACATTTGCTGGCGCACTTTACGTTGCAGGACTCGAAATTAGTGGTGGCGCTTCTATTGGAGAAGATATTAGAACAAGAAACTTAGATGTATCTGGAATTACAACGTTAGGTAATACAAGTACAGATATAGTTCAAATTTATGGTGATGCTAATTTTATTGCTTCTGTTCAAGCAGTAAACATCAATTCAAGTGGAATTGTAACTGCTACTACTTTTGATGGTAATTTAGCGCTTTCAAATGTTACTGGTCTTGGTGCTAATGTTTCTACATTCTTAGCAACTCCTTCCTCCGCAAACTTAGCAGCTGCAGTAACAGATGAAACTGGCACTGGTGCTCTCGTATTTGCAAACAGTCCAACATTAATAACTCCTGCTCTTGGAGATGCATCTGCTACTACATTAACTACAAGTGGCGATGTAATAGTTGGAACCGCCATGAGCGCTCCAACTGTAAGAACAGCAACGATTACTCATTCTAACGGTACTAATGCTGCTACAATTGATTCTAGTGGAAATTTAACTGCATCTCAAAATTTAACAGTTACAGGAAACCTGTATGTTAATGGATCAACCACTCAAGTAAATACTTCTTCGATGACCGTCGAAGACAGAACAATTGAGTTAGGTTTGGTAGATGGTTCTGCTCCTTCATCAGCAACTACTTGGGACCTTGGTGTTCTCTTCAATTATAATTCTTCAGGTGCTAAGAAGTCTGCTGTTCTTTGGGAACATGCTGATGGAAGATTTAAGTTTGGATCACAAGTAAGCGATGGTGGAGGAACTGATAACGATAGTCCACAAATTACCGTTTCTAACTATGCTGCGATTGAAGTAAGTTCAATTTGGATTAATGATTGTGCTGGACAATCACAATTAATTGATTGTTCTGGAGGAGTGAGAACACTTCAAAACATAACTATCGATGGCGGTTCGTTCTGATAGATAAAATATAATTTCTAAATAGGGGAAGTAATCTTCCCCTATTTTTTTATGTCTGAAGAAGAATATAAGTCTGTTATTGCAACATATCAGCAAAAAGCATTTGAACTTTTTAATTCAAATATAGTTTTAGAATCACAAATACAAGCACAAAGATCCACTATTGAATCCTTAAGAACAGAAATAGAGCAAATGTCTTTTGAACTACAAACTCTTAGAGATCTTAGAGAAAAAGGAGAACAACAATCAAAAATAACTAAAAAAACTAGTATATCTCAATAACATAAATAAATTATACCGATAAATATCGGTTTTTTTACGGTAAATACCACACCAAATTGAATGGCCGATCCGAATATTAGGATAAAACGGTCTGCCATACCTGGCAAACAGCCTACGGCAGATCAGCTCCCGTTGGGAGAACTAGCTTTAAATACTAATGATGGAAAACTCTTTGCCTCTAAAAATGCAGGCATAGGCACAACAGTTTTCGCTGTAAACCCGTGGTCGGTTGGAACAGGAACCGATTCTTATAATGCATATTTTACTGCTGGAAATGTTGGTGTTGGTAGCACAATCCCCACATCTAAATTAGATGTAGAGGGTGACATCAATGTTTCTGGTGTAATAACTGCTAGTCAATTTATTGGTGGTGGTGTTGGTGTTGGAATTCAATCTGGGGGCACTGTCCTTGGATATGGAATTACAACACTGAATTTTATTGGTACTGGAAATACTTTCTCTGTTAGCGGAACTACTGTCGATATCAGCATAGCTGCTGGTAGTGGAGGTGGTGGAACTGGAATCAGTTCCGTGATCATACAGAAAGATGGAACAAATATAGGTACTGGTTCCAGTACTATAAATTTCACTGGAACAGGTATTCAAACTGTTACATCATCTCCTAGCGGGATTACGACTGTTAGGGTTGAACTACAAGGCAATCTTGATGGTGGATTGCCAGATTCAAATTACGGCGGCATCGAAGCTATTGAAGGGGGAGGAATCTAAATGGCAACAAGAATTCAAATAAGAAGAGGCACTGCCGCTGCATGGACCTCAGCTAACCCTATTCTTGCCGAGGGTGAACTTGGCGTAGAGTTAGATACACAGAAATTTAAAATTGGTATTGGAACAACCAGTTGGAGTGGTCTAAGTTATGCAACTGGTATTCAAGGAACCACTGGTGCCCAGGGAATCCAAGGAACAACAGGTATCCAAGGGGATACTGGTATTCAAGGCATTACTGGTAGAGGTCTGAATATTGTAGGAAACGTTGCTACAGTTGGAGATCTCCCAGATCCCTATAGTGGATCTATTGGAGATGCTTATGTTGTAACAGGAACAGGCGATCTTCACGTTTATAATGGAACGAGTTTCGATAACGTTGGACAAATTGTTGGTCCTCAAGGAACCACTGGCGCTCAAGGAACCCAGGGTATCCAAGGCGAATCAATTCAAGGTACAACTGGATATAATGGTACCCAAGGAACTCAGGGTATTCAGGGTGATGATGGTGCTCAAGGAATTGCTGGTGCCTTCGCTGCACAAGGTATTCAAGGAACCCAAGGTATTCAAGGTAGAGAACCTGATGTAGCACAAACAGAAAAAAATACAATTACCTTTTCTGCTACTGAAGGTCAAGTATCTTTTGGAGCAACATACGTTCCAAATGCGATTGATGTTTATCTGAATGGTGTCAGATTATCAGAATCGGAATATGTAGGAACAAGTGGAACTCACATTCTTCTTAATGATGGTGCTAATATAGGGGATGTTTTAGATCTCGTTAAATTTGACTTTGGTAATGCTTTTAGAGGTCTTCAAGGCGTACAAGGTCTTCAAGGATTACAAGGAGTTCAGGGTCTTCAAGGACCACAGGGAACAACTGGTATTCAAGGTGATGTTGGTATTCAAGGAAGTACTGGTGCTCAGGGAACTCAGGGAGTCCAAGGAACAACTGGTATCCAAGGTGATGTTGGTACCCAAGGAACTCAAGGGGTTCAAGGTGTTCAAGGCGAAATTGGATCTCAGGGTCTTGATGGTGCATATGCAGCACAAGGTATCCAAGGCATCCAAGGTATTCAAGGTTTAACACCTGACGTTGCTCAAACAAGCAAGACAACAATTAGTTTTTCTGCCAATGAAGGTCAAACTTCTTTTGCAGGAACATATGTAGCAGGAGCAATAGACGTATTCTTAAATGGCGTAAGATTATCAGAATCGGAATACGTAGGAACAAGTGCAACTAATATCGTCTTAAACGACCCTGCTAACGCTGGAGACGTACTTGATCTTGTTAAGTTTGATTTTGGTAATGCTCTGAGAGGTTTGCAAGGTGTTCAAGGAACACAAGGTATTCAGGGCGATCTTGGTATTCAGGGTATTCAAGGTCTTGACGGTGCTTATGCCGCTCAAGGTATCCAAGGTCCACAAGGTACTGATGGTGTTCAAGGAACAAGTGGTCGTGGTGTTACCATTCTTGGTAGTGTTTCTACATCTACAAATCTTCCAGGATATCCAACTTCTTATGGTGGATCTGTTGGTGATGGATATATCACTTTAGACACAGGTCACTTATGGACTTGGAACGGTAGTTCTTGGGACGATGTTGGTAACATCACAGGTCCACAAGGAACTACTGGAACACAGGGAACTCGTGGTATTCAGGGAACTACTGGTTCTCAGGGTCAAACAGGTATTCAGGGCGACTTAGGTATCCAAGGTATTCAAGGAGAGGCATTACAGGGCGTTCAGGGGACGACTGGTATTCAAGGTGATCTTGGCATTCAGGGCGCTACTGGTGCTGGTATACAAGGTGCTACTGGCACTCAAGGTGAAACAGGTACTCAAGGTACAACAGGTACTCAAGGTCTTGATGGTGCCTTTGCTGCACAAGGTATCCAAGGTATTCAAGGTATCCAGGGTTTAACACCTGACGTTGCTCAAACAAGTAAGTCAACCATCACATTCTCCGCTAATGAAGGACAAACTTCTTTTGCTGGAACATATGTAGCGGGAGCTATTGATGTTTATTTGAATGGTGTTAGATTATCCGATTCTGAATATGTTGGAACAAGTGCAACCAATATTGTTCTCAACGATCCCGCCAACGCTGGAGACGTACTTGATCTTGTCAAGTTTGATTTTGGTAATGCATTAAGAGGTCTTCAGGGAATTCAAGGAACAACTGGTATTCAAGGTTTTACTGGTATCCAGGGAAGTGATGGTGCCCAGGGTCTTGCTGGTGAATATGCAGCACAAGGTATTCAAGGTACTGATGGTTCACAAGGTACCGATGGTACTCAAGGAACTACAGGACCTCAAGGAACCACTGGAACTCAAGGAACCACTGGAACTCAGGGAACACAAGGTATTCAAGGTGACAGTGGTCGTGGTGTTACTATTCTCGGTAGTGTTTCGACATATACAAGTCTTCCAGGATATCCAACTTCTTATAGTGGAAATATTGGAGATGGATACATTACTACCAATACTGGTCACTTATGGACTTGGAACGGTAGTTCTTGGGACGATGTTGGTAACATCACAGGTCCACAAGGAACTACGGGAACGCAAGGAACTCAGGGTGTACAGGGACCTTCAATTCAAGGTGCTCAAGGAACAACTGGAATTCAGGGAACAACTGGAACTCAGGGAACTACAGGTCCACAAGGAACTACAGGTTTACAGGGAACTACAGGTCTCCAAGGTTTAACTGGTATTCAAGGAGACACAGGTCTTCAAGGTTTAACTGGTGTTCAGGGAACGGACGGTCTTGGAGCACTTACAGGAGTTACATCTGTAACTAGTGGAACATTCTTCCCACTTTTCGTTTCTGGAACTGGAGATGTTTCTCCAAATATCAGAACAGAAGCAACCGCATTTGGTTATGACGCAGGAACCAACACTGTTACTGCCACAAACTTCAATACAACATCGGACATTACACTGAAGAAAAATGTCAATATTATTGAAAATGCTATTGATTCGGTAAAACTTATCAACGGTGTCAAATTTGACTGGAAAGATAACGGAAGACCTTCTATTGGTGTTATCGCTCAAGATGTTGAGCAAGTTTATCCAGAATTGGTTTATGAAGTAGACGGACAGAAGACATTAAACTATAGCGGTTTAATAGGTGTTCTTGTTGAAGCAGTTAAAGACCTTCAGCAACAAATTAACAATCTAAATAGTACTACAGGTTAATCTAGATAAATGAACAAAACTAGAGAAGTTGCAAACTTAGTTACTGAGAATAATATCTTTGTTAGCACCTCTAATAATAGAGTTGGCGTCGGATCCACTGTACCAGTAAGTAAACTCGATGTTACTGGAGATGTGACTGCTGACAACTTCAATTCGGCTTCTGATGAGTCGATGAAGAAAAATATTGTCAGTATCGCAGATGCTATCGCAAAACTCGATAGAATCAATGGCGTTTCTTTCGTATGGAAAGAAACAAATACCAAATCATATGGAGTTACTGCTCAAAATGTTCAGAGCGTATTTCCAGAACTGGTAAATGATAATGGATCACACTTAACAGTCAATTATAATGGGTTAATTGGCGTTTTGATTGCTGCCGTAAAAGAACAACAAAAACTAATTGGTACTTTGTCGGACAGATTAGATGCTTTAGAAGGAAATAACCAAAGTGAAAACGTTTAAACAATTTCAAGAGGATTGGAGTAATAAATATAAAAAGAGTATCGATTGCTCTAACCCAAAAGGATTTTCCCAAAAAGCACATTGTGCGGGAAGAGCAAAAAGAGCAAGAGGTGAGAAAACAGCATCTAAATCAGTTTCATGAAAAAGTATTGTCGTCTTTGTAAGAAAAAAGAACATCGTGAGGAATGCGGATTTGGTCCCAAAATGTGGGACAAGTATTCTGTAGATGATGCTACCGATAAAGAGCAAGAAACTGCTGCGAAAGAATCTGGAATTATTGATGTTGAAGAAGAAAACAAGAGTGGTGATAGTTCTTTGCGTGACTGGTTTACTAAGAGTCGCGCTTCTGATGGCACCCCTGGTTGGGTTCAATTGGGCGGCAAATATGCAGGAAAACCCTGCGCCAAACAACCAGGACAAACAACTAAACCCAAGTGCGGTTCCAGCAAAATGAAGCGCAATCTTGACAAAGGTGAAGAAGAAGCGGCATTCCGTCGTAAAAATCGTAAAGATCCAAATCCAGATAGAGAGGGTAAGGCAATCAACGTGGCTACTGAAGAAATGAATTTGGATGAAAAGTGCTGGCAAGGATACACACAGAAAGGTATGAAAAAGAAAGGCAATAAAGTTGTTCCTAACTGTGTTTCTGTTGGCGAGGAAAAAGAAAAAGATCACGAATACTCTATGGCTCGTTCTGAGATAAAAACTCTCAAAAATGCTGCTAAGAGATTAGAAAAGAAAATGGGCAAAAAGGGTGAGGGAAATCTTGAAGCCTGGGTTCAATCCAAAATCACAAAAGCGGCGGATTATATTGACACAGCTGCGGACTATGTTACCAATGAAGAAAAAGATGCATGTTACCATAAGGTAAAGTCTCGTTATAAAGTTTGGCCAAGTGCATATGCTTCTGGTGCATTAGTTAAGTGTCGCAAAAAAGGTGCTAAAAACTGGGGCAAGAGTACCAATAAAGAAGGATATGAATATTCAAACTGGAGAGAAGACTTCAAAGCAATGGAATATGAATTCATTGATGTGATTACTCCAGATCCACTGGAACCAACAAAGGGAATTGGCAGTGAAATGATCGGAATTGAAGAGGCAGTAAGAGTTCCTCAAAAAACAGGAACAATTGTTTTTGTATACCTTACTTTTAGAGGAAAAGCATATACCATTCAAATGTTCTTCCCATCAGTAAAACTTCCAAGTAGATCTGAAATTCAAGATCAGATTGATAAGGTATATCCTGGAGGAAAGGTGAGAAGTTATCACACATCTGATTACAAACCAGGAGAACCAGTTTTTCATACAGAAGATTGGCAAAAAGTTAATAGACAAGATAAAACCGATGGATTAAGTCCTGCTGCTGTAAAAGCATACCGCAGAGAAAATCCAGGTTCTAAACTGAAGACCGCTGTGACCAAGAAACCATCAGAACTTAAAGCAGGTTCTAAGGATGCAAAGCGTCGTAAGTCGTTCTGTTCAAGAATGAGTGGCATGAAGAGGCGTCTCACTTCTGCTAAAACTGCCAGAGATCCTGATAGCAGAATCAACAAAGCACTCCGTCGTTGGAACTGTAACTAATGAAAAACTTCAAACAATTTCTATCAGAAAGCGTCACTATTCACGGTGATTTTAATGGAACTCTTAATGTAGGTTCTGATCCAGTTCAACAAAAAGTTAATGAGCAGAATCAATATATTGCTGATGTTGTTTGGATGGGAAGTATTTACAGAATGAAAATCGAAAGAAAAGAATCGTTAAGACTTCCATCGACTCAAGAACTAGCAGAACAACTCCAGGGAGAATATCCTGGAGCAATCGTTCAAAGGATTTATCCATTAGAACCAAAACCAACAGTAAAAATCGCAGACGTAAAAAGGTATCATCCAGGAAAATTAGAGTGGGTATAAATTATGGCTCAGTGGAATAAAGAAACTCAAGATTATTTAAATCAAGAAAGAACTCTTCATGAAGTTTTCATGTGTGCCGACAGGTATGGCAACATTGGAAATTGTGGCGTTTCCACTGGTGCTGGTGGCGGTAGTTATGATGCTTTTGGTCGTTCCAGAGTATCAGAACCATTCACGCTTGCTGATTATTCTCATCAATATGGACTCAATGAAGAGATTTTATCAAAGACAGTTGGCACTGCTTCTACAGTAGTACATGAACGGAATAAAGCATCAGCATCTCTAGTTGTTGGAACTGGTGCTACAGATAAAACCATTCACCAGACTCGTATGTATCACCATTACATGCCTGGTAAGTCTCAGTTTGCTCTGTCCAGTTTCAATTTTCAAGATGTCAGAGAGAACACCGTAAAGAGAACTGGATACTTTGACGACTACAATGGTGTTTTTGTTCAACAAGAAGGTGATGGAACAGTTTCTATCGTAAGAAGAGATTATGTTTCTGGCATTACATCTGACACGGTTATCAATCAGTCCAGTTGGAATCTTGATAAACTAGATGGAACAACTGTATCCGGTATTGAACTAGATTTTACTAAAACTCAATTATTCGCAACAGACTTTCAGTGGTTAGGTGTTGGTAGACTTCGTTGTGGATTTGTCATTGGTGGACAACTTATCTACTGCCATGAGTTCAATCATTCCAATATAGAAGAGAATGTCTATTGGTCTCAACCATCACTACCTATTCGTTGCGAGGTAGCAAATACGGGTGCTGCTGTTGGCATTACATCTATGCAGCAGATTTGTTCTACCGTCATGAGTGAAGGTGGATATGAGGAAAGTGGATTTGAATTCTCTACTGGCGATACAACTGCAATTTCTCTTCCTGGTTCTAATAATGCTCCTAATCATATCAAGTGTGTAATAGCAATTCGTCTTAAGAATACTATTAATGGGTATCAAAATAGAACGACTGTAAGGATTACAAACCTGGAACTTCTGTCTACTGCGGCACCTTGTAAGTTTGACCTTTACAGAATGCCTAGTAATTCTAATATTACTGGAGGAACATGGGTAGATTTTGATGGTGATTATTCTGGTGTCCAGTATAATGTTGGTGTTGGAACAAACTTTAATCTCACTGGAGCATATTCCAAACTCACTGGATTCTTAGCAGCAAACAATCCTTCGGGCAACCAAAATTCTGGCGATGCTCGTCTCAGTCCATCTGCAGCAAAAAAATCTTATCTATCACAGAACATAGATAGTAATGATAGTAATATTTTTGCTGTAGTAGTTCAAAATATGACAACAAATACGGCAAATGAAATTTATGCTGCAGTTCAATGGAGAGAAACTAGATAGGTAATTTTTTATGAGTGAAGTATATCTTGGTAATCCCAATCTAAAAAAAGCAAATACTCAAATTGAATTTACGGAAGAACAGGTCCGTGAATTTATTAAATGTAAAGATGACCCTGTTTATTTTACAAGAAATTATATTAAAATTGTCTCTCTCGATGAAGGTCTTACGCAATTCAATCCATATCACTTTCAAGAAAAATTAATTCACAATTTTCATGAAAACAGATTTAACATTTGTAAGATGCCTCGCCAGACGGGCAAATCTACAACTGTCGTATCTTACCTGCTCCACTATGCAGTTTTTAATGATAGTGTTAATATTGGCATCCTCGCTAACAAAGCAGCAACCGCAAGAGAATTGTTAGGTAGATTACAAACCGCATATGAGAACTTGCCCAAATGGATGCAGCAGGGTATTATTTCATGGAATAAAGGTTCGCTGGAGTTGGAGAATGGCAGTAAGATATTGGCAGCTTCTACGTCTGCAAGTGCTGTCCGAGGTATGTCGTTTAACATCCTCTTTCTCGACGAGTTCGCGTTCGTCCCGAATCATGTTGCTGACTCGTTCTTTGCATCTGTTTATCCTACTATTACTTCTGGTAAAAACACCAAAGTAATCATTGTATCTACTCCACATGGTATGAATCATTTCTACCGTTTGTGGCATGATGCAGAAAAAAGAAAGAATGATTATATACCAACAGACGTTCATTGGTCTGAAGTTCCTGGTAGAGATTTGGAATGGAAAGAACAAACGATTAAAAATACTTCCGAACAACAATTCAAAATTGAGTTTGAATGCGAATTTCTTGGATCTGTCGATACCTTAATTAATCCATCAAAATTAAAAAGTTTTGTTTATGATGATCCCATACAAAAAAATGCTGGATTAGATGTATATGAAGCAGTAAAAGAAAATCATGATTATGTTTGCACTGTTGACGTTGCTAGAGGAGTTGGAGAAGATTATTCCGCATTTGTAGTTGTTGATATAACAGAATTTCCACATAAAGTAGTAGCAAAATATAGAAACAATGAAATTAAACCAATGTTGTTTCCGAATATAATATATGAAGTATGCAAGAGTTATAATAATGCATATATTCTTTGCGAAGTAAATGATATTGGAGATCAAGTAGCAAGTATTCTCCAATATGATTTGGAATACCAAAATCTTCTTATGTGTTCTATGAGAGGTAGAGCAGGACAAATTGTTGGACAAGGATTTTCTGGAAAGAAAACACAATTGGGCGTCAAGATGTCCAAAACTGTTAAAAAAGTTGGATCATTGAATCTTAAGACTTTAATCGAAGAAAATAAACTCATATTCAATGATTATGAAATAATCTCAGAACTTACTACTTTTATATCAAAACACAATTCATTTGAAGCTGAAGAAGGTTGCAATGATGACCTTGCAATGTGTCTTGTCATTTATGCATGGTTGGTCCAGATGGACTACTTCAAGGAACTTACTGATCAAGATGTTCGTAAAAGATTATATGAAGAACAAAAAAATCAAATTGAACAGGACATGTCTCCTTTCGGATTTATTGTTGATGGAGTAAATGATTTGGATAGTTTTGTCGATGCTGAAGGAGATAGATGGCATGTTGATGAATATGGAGACAGAGCATATATGTGGGAGTATATGTGATGGATCTAGATGGGCAAATAAAGTTAGGTCATTTGTTATTGTCTGATAGAAAATGTAGAACTTGCAAAGAAATTAAAAATTTAGTTGATAGTTTCTATAGAACTAGAAAAGATAGAGGAGCAGTTGCTTCTTCATATTCATATGAATGTAAAGAGTGTACTAAAAAAAGAATCGTTATTGGGAGAATGGTTTCTAATGTATTGAATAAATGGGAATATCCTGATTGGTAGTTCACGTCACATTTCCCCACTGAAAACATATTTTTTAATAAATATTTCCAGACAAACTGAGATTTTAACACGGAGAAAAACATGGCAACTCCACAATTATCTCCTGGTGTATTAACTAGAGAGGTTGACTTAACAGTAGGAAGAGCTGATAATGTCCTCGATAATATTGGGGCTATTGCCGGACCTTTTCCCATTGGACCAGTTAATCAACCTATTTTGATCACCAATGAGACAGAACTCATCGATACCTTTGGAAAACCATTAAGTACAGATGGTCAGTACGAGTATTGGATGAGCGCAGCTTCATATCTTTCTTATGGTGGAATCATTAAGGTCGTTAGAGCAGGATCCACCGATTCTACTCTTTTAACTAATGCTAACGCTGGAGTAGGTGCTGCTTACACAACTACCCTCAAGATTGACAATTATGACGACTACACTGCTAATCACCAGGATGTTGATACTGACTACGCTTATGCTGCAAAAACTCCAGGCTCTAGACTTAACAATCTGAAAGTCTGTGTCATCGACGATCTTGCAGATCAAAGAATCGGCATCAACACAACCAACCTTGCTAATGCAGGTGCTTTGATTGGATATGGTGTTACCACAGTTATCAACGCACAAACTCTTCCAGGTGCAGGAACAACACAATCCTTCAGTGGTTATCTGAAAGGTATTATTACAGGTGTTAGTACAGACAGCACAAACGGAAATAGCACAATCGACGTTAAGATTGTTTCTAGAGTATCTGCTGCTGGTACAGAAACAAATATTACTTATGCTGAGAGAAACAGAACAGCTTCATTCAGCACTTCAGATGCACTTTACTTTGTAAATAACTCTGGTATTAATACCGGTCTTTCTGGCACTGTTAGCGCATATACACCTACAACTGCGGTTGATTGGTATAATGAGCAAACACTTGGTCTTACAAATGCAACAATCTATTGGAAGTCGATTGCTCCAAGACCAACAACTTCCAATTATGCATCTCAGAGAAACTGCAAAAACGACGCACTTAACGTTGCTGTTGTAGATGATTTGGGAACAATTACGGGAGTACAAGGAACTATCCTTGAAAAGCATGTTGGACTTTCCAAGGCAGCAGACGCTATTTCTGCAGTAAATTCTCCACAAAAGATTTACTACAGTCAGTATCTTGCAGACTTCTCACCAAATATCTACGCTGGATATAATCCATCTCAATCAGAAGATACTTATAATGGAACTGCTCCTAGAGCAACTGGTTACTCGGCAGCCTTCACAGCAGTAACAACTGCAAGTGGTCTTTGGGGACAAAATGCACAAGACGTAACCTTCAGTGCAATTGGTAACGTAACATATACCCTTGGTGGTGGTGTTGATTATTCTGCTACTGGCGGAATGAAGGCAACACTCGCAGATCAAATTACTGCATATGGTTACTTTGCTAATGAAGATGATGAAGCAGTTGACTTCTTGATCATGGGTCCTGGTTGCGATTCGATTGGCGAATCTCAAGCAAAAGCAAACTATCTGATTTCACTTGCAAATCAAAGAAAAGACTGTGTTGCTTGTGTTGGACCACATAGAGGAGGAATCGTTGGACAAACCAATGCAACCACTCAAACAAATAACCTGATTGAGTACTTCAGCCCACTTCAATCTTCTTCTTATGCTGTATTTGATAGTGGATATAAGTACACTTACGATAGATTTAATAACAGATTCCGCTATGTTCCAACTAACGCTGACGTAGCAGGTTTGATGTGCAGAACAGGAATCTTGGCATTCCCATGGTTCTCCCCTGCAGGTCAACAAAGAGGAATCATCAACAATGCAATTAAACTTGCATACAATCCAAACAAAGCTCAAAGAGATCAACTTTATCCTTTGAGAATCAACCCTGTTGTTAACAAGCCTGGTGTTGGTGTTCTCTTGTTTGGTGATAAAACCGCTCTTGGTTATGAAAGTGCTTTCGATAGAATTAATGTTCGTCGTCTGTTCCTTACAATCGAACAAGCACTTCAAACTAGTGCAGAAGCACAATTGTTTGAATTGAATGACGAATTAACAAGAGCTAATTTTGTTAACATTGTCGAACCATATCTCCGCGATATTCAAGCGAAGAGAGGAATGTATGATTTCAGAGTCATTTGCGATGGAACAAACAACACTCCTGATGTTATTGATAATAATGAATTCAGAGCAGACATCTTTATCAAACCAGCGAAATCGATTAACTACGTCACTCTGACCTTCGTTGCAACCAGAACTGGTGTTGCATTTGAAGAAGTCATCGGTCGAGTTTGATTTTATTATCTAATTAACACTAGGAGGACCCAAAAATGGCTTACACAATCGAAAGTTTCAAAAGTGCTATGAAAGGGGGCGGTGCCCGCCCCAATCTATTTGAAGTTCAACTTACTTCATTCCCAGGTTCTGGAGCAGAATCTTTTAGTGCAACTAATTTCTCTATGCTTTGCAAGGCAGCTCAACTTCCTGCTTCAAACATCGCATCCATCGATGTTCCTTTTAGAGGAAGAACATTTAAAGTAGCTGGAGACAGAACTTTTGATCCTTGGACAATCACAATCATCAATGATGAGGATTTTGTAATTAGAAACGCTATGGAGCGTTGGATGCAAATCATCGGTCAATATGCTGATGGTTCAGGTAAAGTTAATCCTGCAGATTATCAAGTCAATGCAACAGTAAAACAACTTACCAGAAATTCTTCAACAGAAGGAAAAGGTGTTGCTACTGGTCAGGGACTGAGAGGAATTGCACAGTATAAATTCTACGGAATTTTCCCAACTGCAATCTCCGCTATTGATCTGTCATTCGATTCTTCAGACACAATTGAAGAATTTACAGTTGATTTTGCTGTACAATATTGGACACCAGAAAACGTAACCGCAACCGGTAACAATGGTAGCCAAGCAGCACAAGATCAGGCAAATCTCGGAGCTTGATAATCTTATATTTGAAATTGCCTAAATAGTCTAAGATAATTCAAGTTTAACTTATAATTATGTCTAGGCTTTTTGGCTTTTCTATTGAAGATTCAGACGATAAAAAACCCGAACTCACACCGTCACCCGTTCCTCCTTCTAAGGAGGACGGGTCTGACTTTTATCTGAGTAGCGGGTTTTTTGGATCTTATGTTGATATAGAAGGAGTATATAGATCTGAATTCGATCTAATTAAAAGGTATAGAGAAATGGCATTGCACCCAGAGGTGGATGGTGCAATTGAAGATATTGTAAATGAAGCGATTGTCTCCGATACAAATGACAGTCCTGTACAGATTGAGTTGTCAAATTTAAATGCCAGTGACGGCATTAAGAAAAAAATTCGCAACGAGTTTAAATATATTTTAGAGTTATTAGATTTTGATAAAAAAGCACACGAAATCTATAGAAACTGGTATATAGATGGTAGAATTTATTATCACAAAATAATTGACGTAAAAAATCCTAGTGAAGGAATTCAAGAACTTAGATATATTGACGCATCTAAAATGCGTTATATTCGTCAAGAGAAAAAGAGAAAAGGAGATGAATTAAGACTTTCAAGTAATACAGAAAATCCATTAGATTATAATTTTCCAGAAATAGAAGAATATTTTATTTACACCCAAAAAGAAACTTATCCTATGGGAACACCTAGACCTGGAGGATATAGTGGAAGTTCAAATGGAATCAAAATGACAAAAGATTCCATTTCATATTGCACTTCTGGATTAGTGGATAGAAATAAAGGAACTACCCTTTCCTATCTCCATAAAGCAATTAAATCTCTCAATCAACTTCGTATGATTGAAGACTCTTTGGTAATTTATAGATTATCAAGAGCACCTGAGCGTAGAATATTTTATATCGATGTTGGCAATTTGCCCAAAGTTAAGGCAGAACAATATCTTCGTGACGTTATGATGCGTTATCGCAACAAACTTGTTTATGACGCAAACACAGGAGAAATCAGAGATGACAAAAAATACATGTCCATGCTTGAGGATTTTTGGCTCCCTAGACGAGAAGGTGGGAGAGGAACTGAAATCTCAACGTTGCCAGGTGGCCAAAACCTTGGAGAAATCACTGATATTGAATATTTTAAAAAGAAACTCTTCCGTTCGCTTAACGTCCCAACATCGAGAATGGATGGAGAAGGTGGGTTTAACCTTGGAAGATCTTCTGAGATCCTGAGAGATGAAGTTAAATTCAGTAAGTTTGTTGGACGTTTGAGAAAGAGATTTTCTGGAATGTTTAATGATATGTTGAGAACTCAACTCCTTCTCAAGAATATCATTACTCCAGAAGATTGGAACATAATGAGTGAGCATATTCAATATGACTTCCTCTATGATAATCATTTTGCAGAAATGAAAGAAGCGGAGTTGATGAATGAAAGACTTGCTTTAGTTCAAACTGCAGAACCATATATTGGAAAATATTATTCACAAGATTATGTAAGACGTAAAATTCTCCGTCAAACAGATCAAGAAATTATTGAAGAAGATATGATGATCAAAAAAGAAATTAAAGACGGAATAATTCCAGATCCAAGTGTACCTGTAGATCCAGAAACAGGAATGCCAATAGATTCTGCAGCAGGTATGGATTTAGGAAAACCTGTAATGGAACCCGAACTTAATGCGCCAGAAGTAGATGCATCTGCTATCGAAATGCCAAAAGGCGGCGAAATTTAAGGCAATAAATAAATTATAGTTGTTTATTACAATATTAACATGGAAGAACTTTTAGATATGATCCAATCTGATGAATCACCTTCCCAAATCAGTGATAAGATCAAGGATATGCTTTTTGCAAAATCAGCAGAAAGAATCGAAGCTGCACGTCCAGAAGTAGCAAATTCTATGTTTGATGCTGACGAACCCTATGAGGAAGAAAGCGAAGAATAATAAATAACTATTAAAGTGTATTTAATTTTAGAATAATGGCTCATAGACCTGTAGGATTATCAACATCATTGGCAACTAGTGCCACTTCTGGGATGACAAGTTCTTTTGTTGTCTCTTCAAATGTCATTAGGGTTGTTGCCGTAACGGCTGGTGCCCATGTAAAAATTGATAGCGCACCTACCGCCACTACTAATGATTATTATATTCCTGCAGGAACTTCCGCTACCCTTGCTTTAACAAAAGCATCTAATAGAGTTGTTGGAATTACTACAGGAGCTTCTACCACAATTACTTTCCCAGAAGGAACACAGTGTCCATTTGGAGTTGGAGATTTTATTACAATAACAGGTGGATCAAATTCGGCGCTGAATCTCCTCCATGTTGAAGTAACTAGTGTAGATACCACTTCAAATTTCAATGGAAATTTCCAAACCACATGTACAGTTGCTTATGACTCTAGTGCTGCTGGAGATTTTGCAGGAGCAGATGTCACAGCAAGCCTCTCAGTGAGATTGGCAGCTAGAACTGATACTGGCACTGGAACTTTACATGCACAACAAGTTCAAATTTCAGGAGTAGCATAATGAAATTAATTAGGGAAGAAATTGAAAACGTAGAAATTATCGTAGAATCAAAAGGCGGTAAAAAGTCTCTTTACATCGAAGGAGTTTTTCTCCAAGGAGACATCAAAAACCGTAATGGTCGTATGTATCCAATGGAGACTCTTCGTCGCGAAGTTTCTCGCTACAATGAAAATCATGTTGTTGCTGGTAGAGCACTTGGAGAACTCGGTCATCCTGATGGTCCAACCGTCAATTTAGATCGTGTTTCTCATAAGATTGTTTCTCTGAAAGAAAGCGGATCCAACTTTATCGGAAAAGCAAAAATTCTCGGAACACCAATGGGAAAAATTGCGGCTTCTCTTTTAGATGAAGGCGTAAAACTCGGTGTTTCTTCTAGAGGTATTGGATCTTTAAGAGAAGACCGTAATGGTATCAAAGTTGTTGGTGAAGATTTTATGCTAGCTACTGCTGCTGATATCGTTGCCGATCCTTCCGCTCCTGATGCATTCGTATCAGGAATTATGGAAGGAAAAGAATGGGTTTGGGAAGGAGGCATTCTTCGTGAAAAGTTTGCTGAGCAAACCAAACGCAGAATTAATACTTTAGTCGATCAAAGAAAACTTGATGAACATAAGTTAAATTTGTTTGATGACTTCTTAAGAAGTCTCTAAACATTAAATATATTAATTTATAAATAAATATAGATTTAATACACAGGTAAATCGGAGAGTTCAAATGTCTAGTGACAACAATTTACAAGAAATGGAAGCAGGCACTAAGCAATCCAAAACTGCCGTTAATGCTGGTGCTGCAGCGGCGGATTCAATGGATACTTCAGTTGCCGGAAGCTATGAAGATCTCGGTGGTCCTACCCCCGATAACTACAGATCTGACGACGATTCAGCAAAGTTAAAGACCCCTGGTGGATCTTTAAAGCAAGTTAAGGATGTAGTTAATAAGGGTGCTGGTGCCGCTGAAGCAGCTAAAGGAGTCAAGGAAGAAGAAGATCTTTCTGACGAAGAAGTAGTTGCTGAAGAAGAAACTACTGAAGAAGAAGTAGTTGCTGAAGAAGAAGTCACTGAAGAAACTACTGAAGAAGAAACTGAAGAAGTCATTTCTGAGTATGACATCGAAGAAGATGTCAATGCTCTTCTTCAAGGTGAGGAACTCTCCGAAGAATTCCAAGAAAAAGCACGCATGATTTTTGAAGCAGCAATCAACTCTAAGGTTGCTGTTATCGAACAACAAATCAAAGAAGAATATGCTGCAGCTTTCGCTGAAGCTATCGAAGAAGAGAAGACTGCTCTTGCTGAAAGAGTAGATTCTTATCTCGAATATGTTGCTGACGAGTGGATGACCGAAAATACACTCGCAGTTGAAGCAGGTCTTAAGACCGAAATGACTGATTCATTCCTTGTTGGAATGAAGCAACTTTTTGAAGAACATTATGTAACCATCCCTGAAGATAAATATGATGTGCTTGAAAGCATGGTAGATAAACTTGATGAAATGGAAACAAAACTCAACGAGCAAATTGAGAAAAACGTTTCCCTAAACAAGCGTCTCGCAGAGTCGGTTGCTGAAGGAATCTTAGATCAAGTCTCTGAAGGTCTTGCACAGACACAGAAAGAGAAGCTCGCTTCACTTGCCGAAAGTGTTGAGTTTGAAAGTGAGACTCAATATCGTGAAAAACTGGAGACGCTGAAGGAGTCATATTTTAGCTCCAAGTCTTCATCTGCTAAGACTGAATCCATTTCTGAAGGAGTAGACGTAACTCCCGAATCTGTTTCGGGTACTATGGCTGCATACCTGAGAACCATGGGTTCCATTAGCAAATAACCCCTGAATTTAATATTAATTCAAACGTAAACATCCACAAAAGGTAAACGCAAATGTTCCAATCCGAGCATCTGCAGGAAAAGTGGGCACCTCTCCTCAATTATGAGGGTCTTGATCCTATCAAAGATTCGCACAGAAGAGCTGTAACCGCAGTCCTGCTTGAAAACCAAGAAAAATTCCTCCGTGAACAGTCTGCATTTGAGCAGTCTGGTTCATTCCTTTCCGAAGCTCCAACCAACAGCGCTGGTTCTTCCCCCGCTGGTTTCAGTGGTGGCGCAACTGCAGCTGGTCCTGTTGCAGGTTTCGACCCAGTTCTGATCTCACTGATCAGACGCTCCATGCCTAACCTGGTCGCTTATGACCTGGCTGGCGTTCAGCCTATGAGTGGTCCTACTGGACTCATCTTCGCGATGCGTTCACGTTACACCAATCAGTCTGGAACCGAAGCATTCTTCAACGAGCCTGATTCGGCATTCTCCGGACGTGACAATGCATCCAACGTTGAGACAGGTCATAGCGACGGTCTCGCTGGTATGGGTACTACCGCTCAGAGCGGCAGCAACCCATCTGTTCTGAACCCTGTTGGTGCTGCTGCTTCCCTGAGCTACAATGTCGGTCAGGGCATGACTACTGCTGAGGCAGAAGGTCTTGACGGCACTGGCGATGATGCATTCAACCAGATGGCATTCTCGATCGAGAAAGTCACTGTTACCGCCAAGTCACGCGCACTGAAGGCTGAGTACAGCTTAGAACTGGCTCAAGACCTCAAGGCAATCCACGGTCTGAACGCTGAAGCGGAACTCGCAAACATTCTCTCCACAGAGATTCTTGCTGAGATCAACCGCGAAGTTATCAGAACTATCTACAAGGTTGCTGAAGTAGGTGCTGTTCAGAACGTTGCTACCGCTGGTACATTCGACCTCGACGTTGACTCCAATGGTCGTTGGTCTGTTGAGAAGTTCAAGGGTCTCCTGTTCCAAATCGAGCGCGATGCTAACGCAATTGCACAAAGAACTCGTAGAGGAAAGGGCAACATCATCATGTGCTCTGCTGACGTTGCTTCAGCACTGACCATGGCTGGTGTTCTCGATTACACCCCTGCACTCAACGCTAACCTGAACGTTGATGACACCGGTAACACCTTCGCTGGTGTTCTCCAAGGTAAGTATCGCGTCTACATCGATCCTTATTCGGCAAACCTGACCTCCGCTAACGGAGCACCTGGTAACCAGTACTACGTTGTTGGTTACAAGGGTACTTCCCCTTATGACGCAGGTCTGTTCTATTGCCCATACGTTCCTCTCCAAATGGTCCGTGCCGTTGGTGAGAACTCCTTCCAGCCTAAGATTGGCTTCAAGACCCGTTACGGTCTGGTCGCTAACCCATTCGCAGAAGGAACCAACCAGGGTCTCGGTGCTCTGCACGTTAACCAAAACCGTTACTACAGAAGAGTTGCGGTTAAGAACCTCATGTGATATAATTCATATCCGTGTGAAGGAAGTGCGAGGAGGTCTTCGGACCTCCTCTTTTTTTATCTAAATACATAAAAAGCTCAAAAAAATGTTGGATTCACAATTAGATAATAGAAATTTTTTATCCCCAACAGGGTTTAAATTTACTATTAAGAAAGCACCTGGAGCAACTTTTTTTTGCAACCAAGCAAATATCCCATCCTTAGATTTGGGAATTGCTGTGCAATCAACTTATTTAAAAGATATAGACGTTCCTGGTGACAAAATTAGATTTGGAGATCTCAATATCCAATTCTTAATAGATGAAAATATGACAAATTATATTGAACTTCAAAAATGGATTCGTGGATTAGGATATCCAGAAAAACTTCAACAATTTGAAGAATGGAAACAAGAAGATATAATGTATCAACATTTCTCCAAACAGGGAGATGAACCATATTCGGACGGAACTCTTCAAGTTCTAAACAGTAACAATATATCCAATATTGAAATAAGATTTAGAAGAATGTTTCCATACAGTCTTTCTACATTAAATTTCAATGCCACAGAAACAGATGTGAGCTACTTTACTGCTCAGGCATCTTTCAAGTATACTATATACGATATACTCGATATCGAAGGAAACAAATTATTATGAGTTTTGATCTTGATAAAATTCAAGAAATGTGGGAAAAAGATTCTAAAATTGATATGGATAACTTGCATACAGAATCTACAAATATTCCTGTTTTACATGCAAAATATTTCCAACTCTACAATACCATCTTTCTTTTAAGAAAAAAAGCGGAACAACAAAGAAAAAATATTAGACATGAACGTTATGAATACTTTTCTGGAAAGGCAGATCCTGATGTTTATGTAGAGAATCCATTTCCAAAAAAGATTCGTGACAAAGATACTATGCAAAAATATCTTGATGCCGATGAGAAACTTTCTTCGATTTGTTTAAAAATCGATTACTATGATACTATTCTTGTATATATTGAAAGTATTTTAAAACAAGTTACTAATCGCACATATCAAATAAAAAATGCAATAGAGTTTATGAGATTTAATTCGGGATTGGGATAATGGACAACGAAGACTGGATTTATGCTGATGAAGATTTTGATGCGGATATTCCCTATGTTGAACTTCAATTTGGAATTGAAGATCTAACAATTATTCATGATGCTGTCAAATTTAGTTATGAAAATTACTCTGAAGATAATCCTGAAGGAAAACAAAGATTAAATTATCTGAGAGATTTTTTGTATAGGATTATTTTGGAATATAGGTTTAACGTAGACTAATAAATATCTACAGATGCATAAATGCATGTGATTGATACTGAGTCAAATCTTATTATTACCAAATCAAACGAAGTATTTTTAAAGGTAAAAACGGAACCGCACATTGAGTATGAACTCAGAGACCATTTTACCTTTGAAGTTCCAAACGCAAAGTTTATGCCTCAATATAGGGGCAGAAATTGGAATGGAGAAATACATTTATTTGATATGAGATCTAAGCAAATTTATGTTGGACTCTTAGATAAGATTGTCCAGTTTTGCAAGAATCATGGATATACTTATAAATTTGAAGATAATAAATGGTATGGCACTCCATATGAAGAAAATGAAAATATCTCATATGAAGGAGTTAAAGACTATATGAATGCTATTTGCTCCCATTCTCCAAGGAAATACCAAATTGAGGGAGTATACGGTGCTCTAAAGCATAATAGAAAACTATTGATAAGCCCCACTGCGAGCGGCAAATCTTTGATGATTTATTCTCTTGTGAGATATTATGTAGACAAAGGAGAAAAAATCCTTTTAGTTGTTCCAACGACATCTCTTGTAGAGCAGATGTACAAGGATTTCCTTGATTATGGTTGGGATGTTGATTCATACTGCCACAAGATTTATTCTGGTAAAGAAAAAAATATTGATGTTCCAGTAACAATTACTACTTGGCAATCTGTATATAAACTAGAACGTTCTTTTTTTGAAAAGTATGGTTGTATTATAGGCGATGAAGCACATTTATTCAAGTCTAAATCTTTAATTCAGATTATGACCAAACTTCATCATGCCAAATACCGTTTTGGTTTTACTGGAACTTTAGATGGAACTCAAACACATAAATGGGTGCTTGAAGGATTATTTGGTCCATCCTATAAAGTGACAAGAACAGAAGAATTGATGAAACAAGGTCACTTGTCTCAACTGGATATTCAGTGTCTTATTCTTAAACATCCTTCAAAAAAATTTGATACCTATGAAGATGAGATACAATATTTAATTTCACACGAGCAAAGAAATAAATTTATTACCAATCTTACTTTAGATTTAAAAGGAAATACTCTTGTGTTATTCAGTAGAGTAGAAGCACACGGAGCAGTCTTATATGAAAAGATAAATAGTAGTACACGAGTTGATCGTAGAGTATTTTTTGTGCATGGTGGAGTTGATGCTGAAGAAAGAGAATTAGTCAGAGAGATTACTGAAAGAGAAAACAACGCAATCATCGTTGCTTCTTATGGAACTTTTTCTACTGGTATTAATATTAAAAACCTCCATAACGTTATCTTTGCATCACCCAGTAAATCGAGAGTTAGAAATCTCCAATCAATTGGACGAGTTCTTAGAAAGGGAAAAGATAAGTCTAAAGCAATGCTCTATGACATCGCTGATGATTGTTCAACTAAATCAAGAAGAAACTATACTTTAAACCACCTCATTGAAAGAATTAAAATCTATAATGAAGAGAATTTTAATTATGACATAATAACTATCAATCTAAAACCATGATGGAAGATGATTTTTATGCAACAATAAAACTAAAAACAGGCGAAGAAATATTTGCCAAAGTTTCACCATGCCATGAAGATGACAGAACTTTATTATTTCTTTCTTGTCCAATAATATTAGAAGAAATCAAACATCCTAAAGGGGTTACTGGATACAAAGTAGAAAGATGGTTGAAAAGTTCTGATGGAGAGATGATAGTATTGGACATGGACAATGTACTTACAATGTCAGAATCAAAAGATATGCACATAATAAATATGCATCAACATTTCAGCAGATCATCTAATGAAAAATCTCCATCAAATTCATCTCATTCAGAGTTAAGTAGAAAAATGGGATTCTTAGGAAACGTTGATGAAGCAAAAGAATTATTAGAAAAGCTTTATAAAGAACATTAAGCTATATTTGTCTCTTCAACCCTAACAAAGGTATTCTACTGATGTTTTAGAACCTTGTCAACTATTCACTGTAGATGTTATAATGTCTACATATGATAGTAAATACTTATGATACATTCAGGAATGACTAAAAGAAAAAGGTCAGAACATTATGTAAATAATAAAGAATTTCTTGCAGCATTGATAACTTATAGAAATGATGTAGAAAATACATTTATTAAAAAGTTTGGAAGAGAACCAACCAAAGAAGATAGAGGCACAAAGTGGGATACTAAACCTCCTATCCCTCGCTACATTGGAGAGTGTTTTCTTAAGATTGCTAATCACTTGTCATTCAAACCAAACTTCGTGAACTATATGTTCAAGGAAGATATGATTTCTGATGGCATTGAAAACTGTGTTCAATACATTCATAACTTCAATCCAGAGAAGTCACAAAACCCATTTGCATACTTCACTCAAATCATTCACTACGCTTTCCTTCGTCGTATCCAAAGAGAAAAGCGTCAATTAGACATCAAGAATAAGATTATTGAACGATCTGGATTTACTGAAGTATTTGACGATAACAATACTCTTGACGGATCCAACTACTCCGATTACAATAGCATTAAAGACGCTGTACACTCTAAACTTCGGTACTGAATGAAAGTCGCTATTATCACGGATCAACATTTTGGATGCCGTAAAAATTCAAAATTATTTCATGATTATTTTTTGAAATTCTATAATGATATATTTTTTCCTACCTTGGAAAAAGAAGGAATTTCAGTAGTTATTGATATGGGAGATACGTTTGATAATAGACAAGGTATTAATTTTGGTGCTTTAGCGTGGGCAAAAGATAATTACTATGATCGTTTGAGGAACATGGGTGTTCATGTTCATACGATTGTTGGAAACCATACTGCATTTTATAAAAATACGAATGAAATTAACGCAGTAGATTTGTTGCTTCGTGAATACAACAATGTTACTGTATATTCAAATGCAAAAGAAGTTAAGTTAGATAATTTAAATGTTCTTTTTATTCCTTGGATCAATCAAGAGAATGAAAATGAAACAGTCAAATTGGTTAAAAATACAACTTGTAAACTGGCAATGGGTCATCTTGAATTAAATGGATTCAGGGCTCATCGTGGACATGTCATGGAAAATGGTATGGATACAGATCTTTTTAACAAATTTGAAAAAGTATACTCTGGACATTATCATACAAGATCTTCCGATGGTAAAATTTTCTATTTGGGAAATCCATATGAAATGTTTTGGAATGATGTAAATGACACTCGTGGATTCCATATATTTGATACAGAAACTCTAGAGCATGTTGCAGTCGATAATCCATATAAGTTGTTTTATAACATTTATTATGAAGATCAACCACATCAACTTCTAGATGCAAAAGTGTATGAGGATAAAATTGTAAAAGTTATTGTCCGTAAAAAATCAAGTTCTAAAAGATTTGAAAAATTTATTGATAAACTTTATGATGCTGGAGTATATGAGTTAAAAGTTGTTGAAACATATAATTTTGATGGATGGTATGAATCCGATGATAAAAAAACATATGAATCGGAAGATACGATGTCAATTCTAAACCGTTATATTGATGATGCAGAAATAGAATTGGATAAGTCCCACATTAAGAATATTATGAGAACAGTATATCAAGAAGCATGTGAGATGATATAATGTATATTATTACTGTATTGGGAAAGGAGAGCGAAGGTGCTTATTCAGTTATGAGTGATGATGGAGAACATGTTCTCTATATGTTTGAAGATGAGGACGATGCTGTGAGATATGCTATGCTTTTGGAAGAAGATAGAGATTTCCCAGAAATGCATGTAATTGAAGTTGACGATGAAATGATGTTTCAGTTATGTGAACTAAACGATTATAGATATGCAGTTATATCTAAGAATGACATTGTAATTCCACCAGAACACCATGATTATATTTGAAAAAATTCGTTGGAAAAACTTTTTGTCAACGGGCAATCAATTTACTGAAATTAATTTATCCAATAAATCTACAACTCTGGTTGTAGGTACTAATGGTGCTGGAAAGAGTACAGTTTTGGATGCACTTACTTTTTCTTTGTTCGGCAAACCATATAGAAAAATCAATAAACCACAACTTTCTAATTCCGTGAATGAAAAAGATTGTGTTGTTGAAATTGAATTTACTATTGGTCCTTCCAAATGGAAAATAATTCGTGGAATCAAACCAAATAAATTCGAGATTTATAAAAATGATAATCTATTGAATCAAGACGCAAGTATTATTGATCAACAAAAATGGTTTGAGCAAAATGTCTTAAAAATGAACTATAAGTCTTTTACTCAAATTGTAATTTTGGGTAGCAGCACTTTTGTTCCATTTATGCAACTTTCCGCTTCTCATCGAAGAGAAGTGATTGAGGATCTTCTGGATATTAAAATATTCTCTTCAATGAGTAATATTTTGAAAGAAAAAATTCGTGATGTTAGGGAAGAAATTAAAGTCCTTGAACTTAAAAAAGAATCTCTCAAGGATAAAGTTGAAATGCAAAACAACTTTATAGAAGAATTGGAGAATCGCGGTAAAGAAAATATAAATCAGAAAAAACATATTATAGAAAGTCTTATTAGTGAAGAAACTCTTTTGATGAATTCAAATGCTTCTATTGAGGAAGATATTTTTAAACTCACAAAGGATCTTGAAGATGTTTCTGGAGCAACAGAAAAACTTCGTAGACTTGGTGGACTCAAAGGAAAAATCTCACAAAAAGTATCAAACATTACAACAGAACATAAATTTTTTACAGAAAATACGGTATGCCCTACATGTACGCAATCTATTGATGAAGAGTTTCGCCTAAATAGAATTAAGGACGCTCAAGATAAAGCAAAGGAGTTGCAGTCTGGTTACAAAGAACTAGAGGAGGCAATTAAAGAGGAGGAAGAGCGAGAGCGTCATTTTTCCATTTTATCTAAGGAGATTACTTCTTTAACACATGGCATTTCTAAAAACAATACTAAGATATCTGGATGTCAACGACAGATCAGAGATCTGGAATCGGAAATTCAGAGAATTACCGATCAACTTGAAAACAGAAATACTGAACATGAGAAGTTAGAAACTTTTAAAAAAAATTTAATAACAACGGATAATTCTCTTTTTGAATACAAAGAGAATTTATCTAACTATAATTTTTCTTTTTCCCTACTCAAAGATGGAGGGGTTAAAGGAAATATTATTAAAAAATATCTTCCTCTGATAAATCAGCAAGTAAACAGATACTTGCAGATGATGGACTTCTATATTAATTTTACTCTTGATGAGGAGTTTAATGAAACTGTAGAATCTCCTATTCATGAGAATTTTTCATATTCATCTTTTAGTGAAGGCGAAAAGATGAGAATCGATCTCTCTCTTCTGTTTACTTGGAGAGAAGTTGCTAGAATGAAAAATTCTATCAACACAAATCTTCTCATAATGGATGAAGTGTTTGATAGTTCTCTGGATGGTTTTGGTACAGATGAATTTTTAAAAATCATTCGGTTTGTCATCAAAGACGCTAACATTTTTGTTATATCCCATAAAACAGGAATGGAAGACAAGTTTGATGATGTAATTAAATTTGAAAAAGTTAAAGGATTTAGTAGAGTGGCATTATGATTGAAATTGGTATTGTAGGAAACGGTTTTGTTGGAAATGCAGTCTATCAAAACTTCAGAGATAAAGTATCAACAAAAGTTTTTGATGTAGACAAGAACAGATCTCTCAATACTTTTGAAGAAATTTTGGAATGTGATTACATTTTTCTTTGTTTGCCGACACCAATGAGATTTGGTGGAGAATGTGATGTTTCCATTCTTGACAACTTCTTCGAATCTTTGCCTGATAATGTTCCAGGCACTTTTATTATCAAATCTACAGTTCCAGTAGGAACTACTAAGAAATATGCTGAAAGGCATAATGTCATTCATAATCCAGAATTTCTTACCGCTAGAAATGCTGTTCAAGACTTTGCAAATTCGGAAAGAAATGTGATTGGTGGCGATCTTGAATTGTGTCAAGACTTTGCAAGCATGTTCCACACTTGCTTCCCCCATATTCCGAATCATATTGTTACTTCTGATGAAAGTGAAACAATTAAATATTTTTCAAATACTTTTCTCGCATATAAAGTTGCATATTTTAATAAGATGTATGACTTTTGCGAAAAACATGGAATGAACTACGATGTAGTCTGTGACGGTGTTACTGCTGACAGTAGAATTGGAAAATCACACACAAGAGTCCCTGGAGTGGATACTGATCGTGGATTTGGAGGAACCTGTTTCCCCAAAGATCTGAATTCCCTCATAGTTCAAATGGAAGAAGTTGGTGTGAACGCTGATATGCTAAAATCTGTTTGGGAATACAATCAACAAATACGAAAGGTCATAGACTGGCCAGTTACCTAAATGACTACTCCAAATTGGCAACATCACTCCAAGAAAGAACAAAAAAGAAAATTAAAACCGCAAGCATTAAGGTCTAGACGCGAAGCGTTAAGACACTTTAAGAAGAAGCACATGGGTCGTCCTAAGGGCGACCTTTCGTCGTATTATGGATTCATACGAAACGAGGACCATGATCTCACACGAAATCAAATCTCAACTTGCTAAACTTCTTGCTACGGAAGATCTGATTGTAGAGAATCGTAAGGTTGAAACGGCACAGTTTAATGTTCATACTCGTGTACTGACTCTTCCTATCTGGAGTAAAGCTAGTAATACTGTATATGATCTTCTTGTTGGACATGAAGTCGGTCATGCACTTTTTACCCCAGATGAGGATCTTCCAAAAACTATTCCTCACCAATTCATCAATGTAGTTGAAGATGCTCGTATTGAGAAATTGATGAAACGAAAGTATCCTGGTCTTGCTAAAACTTTTTTTGGTGGATATAAAGAATTGAACGAAGAAGATTTCTTCAATCTTGAAGATGAAGATATTTCTTCAATGAATCTTGCTGACCGAGCAAACCTTTTGTTTAAAATCGGCAATCATATTCAGATTCCTATTGAGTCTGGAGAAGAAACTGAAATCATCAATATGATTGAGAGACTGAAACTTTTACTGATGTTCTCCTCGCAGCAGAAGCACTCTATAAGTTCTGTAAGCAAAAACAGCAGGAAGAAACTAAGATTCCTATAAATTCGCTCGAATCTCAGCAGAGTGGTGGCAACCAACCTGCCTCTGACTTCTCCGATCAACCTGAGGGTGAGAATGAAAGTGATCAGGAAAAACCTGGTGAAACTGATTCTTATGGTGGAACAGCTAATAGCGAATCTCCAACAACAACTCCTTCTTCTGCTGGGGATTCTAGTGAACCAGAAGTAAAAACTGCGGAAAGTCTTGAAGATAGTTTGAAAAATCTTATCGATTCTGGAGCATGTGACAATGTTTATGTTGAACTTCCAAAATTGAATTTGGATACTGTTATTGCCAGCAACAAAGATGTTCATAATATCATCAATAGTCATTTTGTTTCTCAACTGAAAAAATGGGAACGATTCGACACAGATGGTAGTCCTTTTGCAGAAAAAGATGCAGAATATCTTTCATTTAAGAAGTCTGCTCAAAAAGAAGTTAATTATCTTGTAAAAGAATTCGAGTGCCGCAAAGCAGCAGATTCTTATTCTCGTTCTACCACTGCTCGCACTGGTATTTTAGATTGCACCAAACTTCACACTTATAAGTATAATGAAGATCTATTCAGGAAAGTTTCCGTTATTCCTGATGGAAAAAATCATGGACTTGTATTTGTCCTTGATTGGTCTGGATCTATGGGTCAGGTAATGCTTGACACTATCAAGCAACTCTATAATCTGATTTGGTTTTGTAAGAAAGTTTCTATTCCTTTTGAAGTATATGCCTTCACATGCGAGTGGAAACGCCCGTTCTATGACGAATTGTTGGACAAGTATACTCCAGCTAATATTCAACCTCACTTTGAAAAGAAAGAAAATCTTCTGTTAGTTGATGAAACTTTTTGTATGATGAATCTTTTTACTAGCAAAGTAAAGGCAAATCAACTTGAAGACCAAATGCTTAATATTTGGAGAGTTTCTTGTTATTTTTCAGGTTCTCGTTCTCTTTACACTATTCCAGATCAGTTGTCTCTTTCTGGAACTCCTCTGAATGAGTCTTTGATTGCTCTGCATCAAATTCTTCCTAAGTTTCAAAAGGAGAATAAACTTCAAAAAGTCCAATGTGTTATTTTGACTGATGGTGAAGCTAGTCCATTGAATAGAGTTGTATCTGTTCAACGTGATTGGGAAAAAGAACCTTATCTTGGATCTAGACGTTTGATTCCAGACATTACTTTTGTTCGTGATCGTAAACTTGGAACAACATATAGGGTGGAATATCAATACCATAAGTTTACAGATCTTCTTCTCAATAATTTGAAAGATAATTTTTCGTATGTTAATTTTATTGGTATTCGTGTTCTTTCTTCCAGAGATGTGAATTCATTTATTCGTTTGCATTTATCATACGATTCCAAAGAATTTCAAAAAATTCAAACCGATTGGAAAAAGCAAAGAAGTTTTAATATTAATAATTCTGGGTATGATGCATACTTCGGAATTTCTGCAACTTCTTTGTCTCAGGATTCTGAATTTGAAGTGAATGATGGTGCAACAAAAGCGCAAATCAAATCCGCTTTTGTTAAATCTTTGAAAACAAAAAAACTAAATAAAAAAGTTCTTGGCGAATTTATTTCTTTGGTGGTGTAAATGGCAAAGTTTAATTATCCAAATTCATCCGAGAAATGTCCGTACTGTGGTGAGAAACAGAAACCTTGTTCGGAAATAACAAGTTTGTCGCGAGCATATGCCCGCGCCGCCTGTAGGAAAAAATACAATGGTGTGCCAATCGACAAACTGATTGAAGATGGGCATCCAGACACCAATCCTGACCTATAATAACTTCAGTTCAAAAAAACAACATGGCAATCTCTTCTGAGTACATTCGCACTTCTTTAAAAGCAACTTACGGAGAGTCTGTGACTACTGCTGATATTCGTGCATGGTGCGCTTTGAATGATAACAACTATCAAACCGTTACCAAAAAACTTGAGCAATATAAAACTGGACGTGGTAAGTGGAACCTGACCGTGCAAGAAAAACTTGAGCAAACATATCAATCTCCTGCTGCCCTTCCTGCTATTGAACAGAATCTCATTCCAGAAAAAGATGAGACTTTCGTCAAGTTTGGCAATTTTGTAGATGTTAAAAAAATTATTCAGTCTCGTCTATTTTATCCAACGTTCATTACTGGTCTTTCTGGAAACGGTAAAACCCTCTCTGTTGAACAAGCATGTTCGCAACTCAAGCGAGAACTTATCCGAGTAAATATTACAATTGAGACAGATGAAGACGATCTTATTGGCGGTTTCCGTCTTGTTGATGGGGCAACTGTTTGGCATAACGGACCTGTCATTGAAGCACTCCAGCGAGGAGCAATCTTGCTACTCGATGAAATTGACCTTGCTAGCAATAAAATCCTCTGTCTCCAGTCCATTCTCGAAGGTAAAGGTGTGTTTTTGAAAAAAATTGGTCGTTGGGTAAAACCTGCTTCTGGTTTTAATGTGATGGCTACTGCAAACACCAAAGGCAAAGGTTCTGATGATGGTCGCTTTATCGGAACTAATGTTCTCAATGAGGCATTCTTGGAGAGGTTCCCCGTAACGTTTGAACAGTCCTACCCTGCTCCTGCCATTGAACAGAAGATCCTGGAAGGTGTCGCTCTGGACCTTGGCGTAGAAGACCGTGACTTCTGCAAGCGTCTGGTTGACTGGGCAGACATTATCCGCAAAACCTTTTTTGATGGTGGCATCGAAGAAATCATTTCTACCCGCCGCTTGGTTCACATTATTCGTGCTTACAGCATCTTCAATGATAAAGCAAAAGCGATTAACGTTTGTGTAAATCGTTTTGATGATGAAACCAAACAAGCCTTCATGGAACTGTATGATAAAGTTGATATTGACTTTCAGATGCCCTCTGAGGATCAACAAAAAGAATGCCTTGACTCTCACAACTTCTCTTGATATAATATGACTAAACTAGTGGAACTATTGAATGACTCCATGTCTAATCTAAACAATGATACAATCACCATTCTTGGTGGAACTAACCCAATCGTTTCTTGTTCTAATGATGATACCTCTCAAGCATGTAAAGAATCGTGGAATGATTTTTGGGAACAAGATGGTATTAGCTTAACTGGAAACCCTTTCTCGTCATATTCATATGACTCTTATGGTTTAATCTCTCCTATTAACTCCGCAGACACTATTAGTTTCGTTATGAATGATAATGTTCCAGATCTTCCTTCAGCACCTACAAATGACAATGGTTTCTGGAAGTATCATGAGGATGTGATTCTCAAGGAAGTGCGAGATTATCTCAGTGGAACATATCGTTCTCACTATGCTTCTGCTGAATCTAAAACTCAAACTCTCGACTTGATTGAATCTGTTGGTGATGCAGAACCATTCTGTCGTTCTAATGCAATTAAATATCTCTCTCGTTTTGGTAAAAAGGGTGGAAAGTCTAAACAGGACATCTTGAAAGCAATTCACTACTGCATTCTTCTCTATCACTTTGCTGGACTTTGTAATGAAAATAAGGAACCCTATGAAACTTTCTGATAAAACTCTAAATCTTCTCAAAAACTTTTGCACCATTAATCAATCTATTCTTTTTAGGAAGGGAAATAAACTTCGCACTATTTCCGTGATGAAGAATATCCTTGCAGAGGCAGAAATTTCTGAAGATCTTCCAAAAGACTTTGGTGTTTATGAACTTAATAAATTTTTGACTCTGATGTCACTTTGTCAGACTCCAGAAATCGACTTTGCTAACAGTGGTCACCTTCTAATTAAAGATGGCAACAGAACTTCTAAGTTTTTCTTTGCAGATCCAAATGTAATTGTGACTCCCCCCGAAAAAGAAATTGAGTTTCCTGCTGCAGATGTAATTTTTGATCTATCTACATCTGACCTTGAGACGTTACTTAAAGCAGCAAGCGTAATCGATGCTCCAGATCTTTCTGCCATTGGGGATGGTTCTTCCATTAAACTGGTTGTTAGGGACAAGAAGAATCCAACTTCCAATGACTTCTCTATTGTTGCTGGAGAAACTGACAAAACTTTTACTTGTAATTTCAAGGTGGAAAATATTAAGATTCTTCCAGGAAATTATACCGTAACAATCTCAAGTAAACTACTGTCTCTCTTTTCCTCAACTAAACAAAATCTCAAATATTACATTGCTCTTGAACCAGATTCTACCTTTGAATGATGAAAGACTGGAACACTATTTTCAATAACTTGTCTGATTCTGAAAAGGACAAAGTTGCCGTCCTTCGTGTGATGGAATGTGCTAATGGTGTTATGCAACATGCTTATAGAGGGAAGCAAATCTTTGCCTATTCTACCTATGAGACTCGCAAGGCAATGAAGTTCAGTATGTCTTGCATGAAGAGGATGGAAATTCCCCTGAAGGAAGAAACCATTTCATTTGAACCAGAAACAGAAAAACTATTGAGGGAAGTTAGAGAACTTTATATCAGTGGTTTTAAAAACGGAAACGATGATGATTTCAATGAGTTTATGATTGTTTCTGGTGCATGTATTCGTGCTCTTGGACAAGACAGAATTGTTAAGGCAAAAGACATTCTGGCACAAAACATCACCGATATTCCACTTCAGGCATTAGACTGGGGTGTAAGATATATCAACCAGTTCTTCCAATGAATATCTTTGTGACTTCTCCTAACCCCTGGGAATCTGCCAGGGTTCTTCCTGATAAACATATTGTCAAGATGCCTCTAGAGACTTGTCAGATGCTTGCTATTGTTGCTTCTGATAAATGGGGTTATGGATTTGGCACCCTTCCCAAAGCAGATGGTACTCCCTATGCTACTGAGAAGGGTGCTTTTCGTAATCATCCATGTACTATTTGGGCAAAAGAGTTTGTAAATAACTGGCAGTGGTTAATTCAGCATGGCATTGCATTATGCGATGAATATAAACTTCGCTATGGAAAACACCATACATGCTTTAAAACTCTTATAGAGGCAAAGAATATTTTTCCTACTGCAGATCCTCAAGGACGTAGTGGAAAAGAAACTACGCCATTTGTAAGGGCTATGCCAGACGAATATAAACTTGATACAAGCATCGATACATTTACCGCTTACAAAATGTATATTGCTTCTAAACCATGGGTGTGCAATAATTATATTCGTATGCCCCAGCGTAAACCTGATTGGATTTGATTATGAGTCGTGATGAATTTCTTTGGGTGGAGAAATACCGTCCCAAAACTATTGAAGATTGTATTCTCCCCGAGAATATAAAAAAGACATTTAAAGAGTTCCTACATAAAGGAGAAGTGCCAAATCTTCTTCTTTCTGGACCTGCTGGTTGTGGAAAGACTACTGTAGCAAAAGCGCTGTGTAATGAACTAGGAGTAGATGTTTATGTCATCAATGGATCCGACGAAGGTAGATTCCTTGATACTGTCCGAAACAATGCGAAGAACTTCGCTTCGACCGTCTCACTTGCTTCGACTGCAAAACACAAAGTCATCATCATTGATGAGGCAGATAACACAACAAACGACGTACAACTCCTCCTACGGGCGTCTATTGAGGAGTTTAGTGGCAACTGCCGCTTCATCTTCACTTGCAACTACAAGAACAAGATCATCGAACCACTTCACTCCCGTTGTGCAGTCATCGACTTTGGAATTGGTGGAAAACAAAAACCTGCTATCGCAGCTTCTTTCTATAAAAGAATCCAAGATATCTTGGATAAAGAAAGTATTGAATATGATTCAAAAGTTCTCGTCGAACTCATTAACAAGCATTTCCCCGATTGGAGACGAGTCCTTAATGAGTGCCAACGTTATTCGTCGGGAGGAAAAATCGATGCTGGCATTCTTGCACATTTCTCTGATGTAGCTATCAATGATCTTCTTAAAAACCTTAAAGAAAAGAACTTCCCTGAAGTTCGGAAGTGGGTGGTATCTAATTTGGACAATGATACTACTGTACTTATGCGGCGTGTTTACGATGCTCTTTATAGCGCCCTTGAAAACAATAGCATTCCTGCTGCTGTGCTTGTTCTTGCTAAGTATCAGTACCAGTCTGCGTTTGTGGCGGATCAGGAAATAAATATTCTGGCTTGCTTGACTGAAATTATGGTAGAGTGTAACTTCAAATGAAAAACAAAAAACTCAAAGCATTGATACAAAAACCCTTGAGGTTTCATCATCAGGATATTCATGAAGAGATTGATGAACTTAAAAAACATCAAGTCAAATCTAAGTGGTATTATATTTTCTGGGGAATTGCAACACTATCTGTTGTTTTTGGGCAAATTTATGTTGGAACTGGATATCGTTTAATGGCAGATAGTTTCAACAGAATGATTAATCTTACAATTCAGGGAATTGATCAATCAAACAATATGAATGGAATTTAAAATGGAAATTAATGTAAAACTTATTCGTATAGTTACTGGAGAAGAAGTAGTTGCAGAACTAGTCTCAGAAACAGAAAGCACTATTACACTGAAAAACGGTCTTGTAGTCCTCCCAACAAATACTGGCGTAGGATTTGCCCCTTGGGCAACTGTAATTGATCAGGACAATCCAGAAATTACAGTGTCTAAAAATCACGTTGTATATATTGTTTCGGTTCAAGAAGACGTTGCCAATAAGTACAACGAAATGTTTGGAAGTAAAATCGTTACCCCAAGTAAAAAGAAACTCATTGTATAAATAGATCTAAGGGATTGTAACACACACGCACACTCCCACAAGTACAATTACCAGTATAGAATAATGTCAAACGCATATGAGTTGCGGTTGGAACTTTTTCGCGAAGCCCGCGATTATTTGACCAGCCTCTATGATAGAAATGTTTTAGAATGGGATCGACTTAATCAAGAAAAACTTGATATTGAAAATAAGTATCAGCAAGATTGGAGTCGATGGTCTGAATTAAAAGAAGAAGGAAAAGCAACAGCAGAAGATTGTCCAATTTGTCCAGATCCAATTAAACTTCCAGAGTATCCCGAGTATCCATCTAAGTATGAAATTCTTAAGATGGCAGCTTTTATTAAAAGTTTTACTGACGGAGATCTTAAAAAAGAAGAGGAAGAATTGAGATGAAGAACGAATATAAAACACTAATATTTGTAGATAAACCACATCCTTGGTATTCTATTGATAATTCTGGCAATCTTGTTTGTCACCTTATAAATTCAAAAAGAATTGGTGCTAGGGATAGTCTTGGGAGAATCTTGGGTGGATCTTCCCGTCCTCCTCAATACGATCCTAGTCATCGTTCTGTTGTTAAATGGAGTAAAAGATATAATCCAGATGGATCATTGAAATGTTTGTATAAAAAGTTAGTTTTTCCTGAAAAGTTTTTCGAAGGAACTATTTACGATGGTCATGATTATCAAAAAAGTGGAGATCATACCATTACAAAACAAATTATGATGCATCAAGCTGTAATGTGGACATTTCGAAATATTGACGAAAATCCTCCAGTTGATTTTAATGAAGAACAAAAAGAAGAATGGAAACACACTCCTACATCAATAAAGATGTATATGCTAACCCTTTTGCATATAAATCATAAAGAACATGATCCATCTATAAATTTTATTGATTTGGATAATCCTAATAATGACTCTCTAGAATATTGTTCTCCCAAATGGAACACTAGACAAGCTGTAAAACAGTATGGAGGTCATGTTTCCAATAAAGGTAAAATGATGGACCTTATAGATAATAAGGTTAAAATAACTCCAATTGAATTATTATTTTCATGATGAAACAACTTAAGACTCCTTTGAGATATCCTGGTGGAAAATCTCGCGCCTGCTCCAAATTAGATCTATATCTTCCAGATTTGAGAGATTTTAAAGAATTTCGTGAACCATTTTTGGGAGGAGGAAGTGTATCTATTCACATAACCAAAAAATATCCAGATCTAAACATATGGGTCAACGATTTGTATGAACCACTAATAAATTTTTGGAAGACGTTGCAGGATCAGGGAGAAGAACTTCAAGAACAACTTTTAAAACTGAAATCTGGTCACGATAATCCGACCAAAGCAAAATATCTTTTTCTTCAGTCAAAGGAATATCTTTCAGAAGATCTAAAAAAATGTGATAATTTGAATCGTGCTGTTAGTTTTTATGTTGTGAACAAATGTTCCTTTTCTGGTCTTACTGAAGCTTCGTCTTTTAGTCCTCAAGCATCTATGAATAATTTCACAGTAAGGGGAATTGAAAAACTGACAGGGTATCAAGAACTAATTAAAAACTGGCGTATAACTAACTTACCATACCAGCATCTCCTTACTGATGATAAGGCAGTATTTACTTATCTTGATCCTCCTTACGATATTAAGGACAACCTCTATGGGCGTAAAGGATCAATGCACAAAGGATTTGATCACGATACTTTTGCTGTCGATTGTGACTGCTTTGTTGGTCCTCAACTGATTTCATATAATTCTTCTCAATTAGTCAAAGAGAGGTTTAAAGATTATGAGGTAAGTGAATTTGATCTCACATATACTATGCGTTCTGTCGGTGAATATATGAGGGAACAGCAGGATCGTAAAGAACTTGTTCTTACTAACTATGCAATGGTACTAGCAAATGAAATGTGAAGTTACGCTTTATGTTGCGGGCAAAGTCTTCAAAGAAGAAGTATATGCCCGCGATTATCAAGAAGCAAGACAAGTTGCTCTTGCTAGAAATCCAAACGCAAAGGTAGTTGGAGTCACTGCTAAGTTATGATTTGGAGACTATGGTGCTATGCCCTTGGGAGAAAAGAGGGTAGGAGTGATCGAGAGGCAAATATTATTGCCATAATGAGAACTTTTATATTATTATTGTATATGATTACAAACTTTTTTATTATTGCTGGAGTGGTGAGGCATTGGAATGATGGAATACGAACTGAAGGATTGGTTGAATTCAATAAACTTCAATAAGAACAACCTTATTGAAGAAACACCCGACAGCATTAAGAATTATCCGCCATACATTATTAATCGCTGTCTTTCTGGACATTTAGATTGCGTCATGTTTGCAAACGAAATGAATAAGTATCACAACTTAGATAAGGATCTACAATATTCGTTTTATCTAAATAGTCTTAGGAAAAGAAAGAGATTTTCTCCCTGGCTCCGTAAGGATAAAGTCACAGACTTAGAATGTGTTAAGCAATACTATGGTTATAGTAATGAAAAAGCATCTGAAGCTCTTAAGATCCTGACAAAAGAACAAATTAACTTTATTAAAAAACGACTTGATGTTGGAGGAACAACAAAATGACAGCTAACAGTATGACAACGGAACCTGTTGTTAATTGGTCCGCTAGTGATATGATAGAAGTTCTATTGAACGAACCAGATGATTTTTTAAAAGTACGTGAGACTTTAACTCGTATTGGAGTTGCATCTCGCAAGGAGAAAAAACTTTATCAATCCTGCCATATTCTTCATAAACAAGGAAGATATTATATTGTTCATTTTAAGGAATTATTTGCTCTAGATGGAAAGAGAGCAAATCTTACTGTAAATGATCTTCAACGCAGAAATAGAATTGTTAGGCTTCTTGTAGACTGGGGTCTTATCTCTGTTATTGATCAAGATTCTGTCTTAGATATCGCTCCATTGAATCAAATCAAAGTCCTTGCTTATAAGGATAAGGGGGATTGGATTTTGGAAACGAAGTATAATATTGGCAAAAAAGGAAAGGCAGTAGAAACCGAATAAAAAATTACGGGGGTCCACACCCCCTTTTTTATGCTTTCTTGTATAATTAGTAATGGATGCCGTAAGGGTCCACACAACACAAACTCGCTTTTAAAGGAGCTACCATAATGACTAACCTCGCACGATACACTGCGGCAGATCTTCCTGCGCTTATTGACCGTATAAATAAGTATAGTATTGGAATGGATGAGACGTTCGATAGACTCTTCAGAACTCACCAGACCGAATCGAATTATCCTCCATACAATCTAGTTCAGGTCAGTAGCAGCGAATCCAGACTTGAACTTGCACTAGCAGGATTTAAAAAGGAAGAAGTCAATGTCTACACACAAGACGGAAAACTTTTTGTCGAAGGACAAAAAGGCAATGATGACTCAAGCACAAATTATATCCATAGAGGAGTGGCTCAACGAAGTTTTACGCGAGCATGGACCCTTAGTGACGAAACAGAAGTTAGATCAGTTACTTTCGAGGATGGGCTTCTAGCAGTATCTTTGGGAAAGGTCGTGCCAGACCACCACCAAAGGAAAGATTGGTTTTGATTTGATAACATTTTCTTTATAATTCAGTATCATAAAATACAAAAATGTTTGTTGTGATACATTATGATATAGATAATTATGTACTCAATGGAGGCTTACTATTATGAACTTCACAGTACCAACAGTAATTATTGGATCGACTCTTTCTCTTTTTAGTTGGTTGGTCCTTCCCTCCGTCATTCCCTAACCCACCACCTATGGAAATCATCGCAACATTCGCACTACTCGGTTCTGCTATCTTCGGAGCATATAAATTAACTCCTAAAATCAAATAAATAAAACTGAATATCGTCGGCGCAATGCCACGAGGGGTAACTGGCAAAATCCAGTTGACACCCCTCTTTTTTATTGTTAGAATAAGTGAAAACGGAGAAACAATGACAACAAAAACCCATATCATTGAAAAGAAGGACTCCAAACATTCCCAAACATGGGAGTGGGAAGAAACTCCAGAACTGATTGAAGCACTCAAAAAAGTTCATCAATTAAGTTCTACTACTGAACTTAAAGCGCCAAACAAACCAAATACAATTAACGATAAAAAATGACAGTAAAATTAATCTTACTTAAGTCTGGAGAAGATGTTATCTGCGATATTTCCGAAATGGTCGTAGGTGAAGGAGAAAATGAAAGAGTGGTTGGATATTATCTTGATAAACCTTGCCTAGTAAAAATGCGAGATCCTGCTCCAGTTGATTCTCCTACTCCTATGGTGAAGCTTTCCGAGAATGCAAAGCAAACTGGATTCCAGGTATCACTTTTTCCATGGATGCCACTCTCTAAAAATAGAGTTATTCCTATTGTAGCAGAATGGCTTGTAACTATGACTGATCCAATAGATAGACTTGTAGAACTGTACAATGAGGCTCAATTAAAAGATGACGAAGATCCTAGTCCTGACAAATAATCAAATTCTAATCTGCAGAATCGAAGAAGTTGGTGCTGACATTGGAGAACCAGACTGCAAATTAGTAGAACCATTTTTGATCAATTCTGATAGAACATTGTCTCCATGGTTGATCGATGTGAGTGTTCAAAATACATTCATGATTAGTTCGGAAAAGATTTTGACAATTGCAGATCCAACTTCAGAACTATTAGAAAAATACAATTCTCTTATTAAATAATGGCACTCTCAAAAACTACATTAGATCATCTTCTAGAAGCAAAGTCTCACATTCGTGCTGCAATTAAATGTGCAGCTGTTAACGAAAAACCATTAGTCATCAAGCAATTATCCGAAATGCTTATGGGTATGGAGCAATTGGAAAAGTTTGACGAAATTATGGATATGTTGGATAATAGAGCATCAGGGTCTAGAGGTAAGTTCGGTCCCTTTTTTACTGATGGTGAGGAATGAAGTTTTACACTAATGTTCAATTGATTGGAAATCAATTCCTAGTTCGTGGAGTTGAGAATGGAAAAAGATTTGAAACAAGAGAACAGTTTCAACCTGTTTTGTTTGTTAAATCCAAAAAAGATTCTAAGTATAAAACTTTGTCAGGAGAACCAGTAGAACCAATTCGCCCTGGTTCTGTAAAAGATTGCAGAGAGTTCATCAAAAAATATGATGAGATCGATGGATTTGAAATCTACGGAAATGAAAGATATATCTATCAATATATTTCTGAAAATTATCCACAAGAAAACCTTGAGTTTGATGCAAAGCAAATCAAGTTAGTTACTCTTGATATTGAAGTTTCTTCCGAAGAAGGATTCCCAGACGTAGAATCCTGTTCGGAAGAAATTCTTGCCATTACAATACAAGATAATTCCACAAAGAAAATTGTTACTTGGGGGCAAAAACCTTTTAGAAATGATCGTGATGATGTGGTCTACCATCATTGTCCAACAGAAAAAGAATTACTCTCAAGTTTTATTAATTATTGGATGGTTGATGTTCCAGATGTTGTAACTGGTTGGAACATTGAATTTTATGATATTCCTTATATTTGCAAGAGACTTGATCGAGTTCTCGGTGAAAAACTAATGAAGCGTTTTTCACCTTGGGGTCTTGTTACTGAGGGAGAAGTGTATATTAATGGAAGAAAAAACACTACTTTCGATGTTGGAGGAATCACCCAACTAGATTATCTTGCTCTGTATAAAAAGTTTACATACAAAGCACAAGAATCATATCGTCTTGACTACATAGCTGAGGTAGAACTTGGTCAGAAGAAACTTGACCACTCAGAGTTCGATACATTTAAAGAATTTTACACTCATGGGTGGCAAAAATTTATTGAATATAACATCGTTGACGTAGAACTTGTTGATCGTCTAGAAGATAAGATGAAACTCATTGAGTTGGCACTCACTATGGCATATGATGCTAAGGTAAATTATGGAGATGTTTTCTATCAAGTAAGGATGTGGGATAACATCATTTATAACTACTTGAAGAACAGAGACATTGTTATCCCCCCCAAAAATAAGTCTCAAAAAAACGAAAAGTATGCGGGGGCATATGTCAAGGAACCGATTCCTGGAAAGTATGACTGGGTTGTGTCTTTTGACCTTAATTCTCTTTATCCTCATCTTATTATGCAGTACAACATCTCGCCAGAGACACTACTGGAGGAACGACACCCAACGGCTACAGTTGATAAGGTACTTAATGAAGAGATAAACTTTGAGTTGTATAAAGATTATTCTGTTTGTGCTAACGGAGCAATGTATCGTAAGGACAAACGTGGGTTTCTTCCAGAACTCATGGATAAGATGTACAATGACCGAGTTAAGTTTAAAAAGATGATGCTTCAGGCGAAGCAGGAAAACGAGAAGAATCCTTCAATCAAATTGAAGAAAGAAATATCTCGATGCAACAATATCCAAATGGCAAAGAAAATTCAACTTAACTCTGCTTATGGTGCTATTGGCAATCAGTATTTTAGATACTATAAACTTGCAAACGCAGAAGCGATTACACTTTCTGGGCAAGTTTCTATCCGATGGATAGAAATGAAAATGAATAAGTATCTAAATACTCTTTTAAAAACAGATGAAGTCGATTATGTTATCGCATCTGACACTGATTCAATCTATCTTAATATGGGACCTCTTGTTACTAAATTTTTTAGTAATAAGTCTGACGATAAAGCAGCGATTGTGGGGATACTTGATAAGATCTGTCAAGACAAGTTGGAACCATTCATCGAATCCAGTTATCAGGAACTTGCGAATTACGTTTCGGCATATGAACAGAAAATGAGCATGAAGCGTGAGAACATTGCTGATAGTGGAATTTGGACTGCAAAGAAAAGATATATTCTTAATGTTTGGAATAGTGAAGGAGTTGCATATTCGGAACCAAAATTAAAGATGATGGGAATTGAAGCAGTAAAATCATCTACTCCTGCTCCATGTAGGAAAATGATTAAGGATGCTTTGAAAATTATGATGGAAGGCACTGAAGATGATGTAATTAAATTCATTGATAATGCAAGAAGTAAGTTTAATGAACTTCCTCCAGAACAAATTTCTTTTCCTAGATCTGTATCTGATGTAGTTAAATATCATTCTAGTTCTGATATTTACAAGAAAGGAACACCTATTCATGTAAGAGGAGCACTTTTGTTTAATCATCATATCAAACAAAACAAGTTGACGAACAAATATTCTCTTATTCAGAATGGAGAAAAAATTAAATTTTGTTATTTAAAAAGTCCCAATCCTATGCATGAAAATGTTATTTCATTTATTCAAGAATTTCCCACAGAACTTAATCTTGACAAATATGTAGATTATGATTTACAATTTGAAAAGTCCTTTTTAGAACCTCTCAAATCGATTCTTGATGCAATAGGTTGGAGAGTGGAAAAAACTATTAATTTGGAGATGTTTTTCTCATGACAGAATATCTAGTAGATGATGGCGAATCAAAACAAGACAAATGGAACCGAGGGTTGGATTTGTTTATAGAATCTGTACTAAAACCTGATTCAGAATTACGTCAGTGTGCTCATGAACAAAGATGTTATCATGAATTAATGGATATTCGTAAAAATATTCTTGATCATTTGGATTCTATTAGGTGGCATTGATGGATCTTCCTATTAATGATAAAGAACTTGGCATAATTGTAAATGCTTTACTTCTTGGTGGAGACTCTTCTTTATACCAAAAACTAAAAATCATCAAAGAGATTCGTGAAGAAAATCCTGATGGTCCTTATAAAAAAATTGCAAGAGAAAAATTTGGGTTTGTTATCTAATGTTTTTTAAAAAAATTAGTTTAGTTACTGGTGGATTTGATCCAATTCATAGTGGACATATATCTTATTTCACAAGAGCTAAAGATTTTTCCGATTATCTTGTAGTCGGACTTAATACAAACGAATGGTTAACTAATAAAAAAGGTCAATATTTTCAGTCCTGGGTTGAGAGGGCAGATATAATTCGTCATCTCAATATGGTTGATGCTGTAATCACTGTTCCTGATGATGAAGTTGGATCTGCTTGTGGTGCAATTGCTAAATGCTTAGAGATTGCAGATACCGTTGTTTTTTGTAACGGTGGAGATAGAGGATCCTCCAATACTCCTGAATTGGATATGTATGGCAATAACCCAAGAGTTCAATTTGAATTTGGAATTGGTGGAGATGAAAAAATGAACAGTAGTTCATGGATCCTTAGGGGTTATTTTGAAAGACAAAGAAAATTATTGGGAATTTGACATGGATTTTTTAAAAGAAATTGTAAAGGAAGTTGGGGACGAATTTGCTCAACTTGCATCTGACATTGACGAGACCGAAACTTATGTGGACACAGGTTCGTACATTTTTAACGCACTGGTTTCAGGTAGCATATTTGGTGGTGTATCTGGGAATAAGATTACTGCTATTGCTGGAGAGTCTTCTACTGGAAAGACTTTCTTCAGTCTCGCCGTTGTTAAGAATTTTCTTGATTCCAATCCCGATGGTTATTGTCTCTATTTTGATACTGAGGCAGCTGTTAATAAGTCCTTACTTGACTCTAGGGGTATTGACTTAAATCGACTGGTCGTTGTAAATGTTGTTACTATTGAAGAGTTTCGTAGTAAAGCTCTTAGGGCAGTAGATATATACTTAAAAAAACCTTTAGACGAGCGTAAACCATGTATGTTTGTGCTAGACTCTTTAGGTATGCTCTCCACTGAAAAGGAGATCACTGATGCACTCAACGACAAACAAGTCCGCGACATGACCAAATCTCAACTGGTCAAAGGTGCATTCCGTATGCTCACCCTCAAATTAGGACAAGCAAATGTTCCGCTCATTGTCACGAATCACACGTATGATGTCATCGGAGCTTACGTACCAACGAAAGAAATGGGCGGAGGTTCTGGACTCAAATACGCAGCAAGCACGATCATTCATCTCAGCAAAAAGAAAGAAAAAGATGGAACAGAAGTGGTCGGCAATCTTATCAAAGCTAAGACTGCTAAGTCGCGTCTGAGTAAGGAGAATAAGGATGTTACGGTACGTCTGTATTACGATGAGCGTGGTCTTGATCGTTATTACGGTCTTCTTGAACTCGGTGAGATTGGTGGACTTTGGAAGAATGTCGCAGGTCGCTATGAGATAGATGGTAAGAAAATCTATGCCAAGCAAATTCTTAAAGAACCAGAAACATACTTCACTCCAGAAGTTATGGAACAACTAGATAAAATAGCACGTCAGGAGTTCAGTTATGGATCTTAATCCCAAAAAGAAAGAAGTAGACAAAAGCAAAGACTTTAAAGAAAGTGGAATGACTTTAATTACGGAACCTGAAAGTGACAAATACCTCAAACCAACAACAAAACATAATCCTCCTAAAAACTGATATAGATGTATCTAAAATAAAAAAACAGTTAGATGAATACAAATCAGATTGGGGATCACAAAAAACTCTTGACAACACAGACGTTCAGGATCCCCACAAATACCTTACAACTGTAGATGTTCTGCAGTTGATTATGGGAGGACTAGAAAAACCAGGACAATATGTTGGTGATAGTGAGATCTGCATCAAAACTCCTGCATATAATAACCACACTGCAGTCATAGAATACTTAAACCAGTATTTCTCTGATATTCGTAGATGTGGTTTTCTTTCTCTGCCCCCAAATGGAATCGTAGGTGCTCACATCGACGAAGGAACATACTATCTCAATAAAGATAGATATCATTTGTCCATTCAAGGAACATATCGTTACTTTGTTGGAAATCAGGCTTTAAATGTTGTACCAGGTATGCTATTCTGGTTCAATAACAAACTACCTCATGGTACAGTTAACACTGGTGATGAAACACGAATCACCTTTGTATTTGATGTGCCACATTCTCCAGATAATTTGCAAAACCAATGGACAAAGTTGAAATCCTAATTCTAAGAAATCTTCTTTATAATGAGGAGTATTTACGTAAGGTAGTTCCTTTTATTAAACCAGATTATTTTGAAGATTCTCAGCAAAGAATTGTATTTGAGGAAATTCTTAACTTTGTTCAGCAATACAATCAACCTGCCAGTAAAGAAATTCTTTGTATCGAAGTAGAAAAACGTCAAGATATTAATGACACAATTTTTACTGAGATTACAAAGTTTATCAGTTACCTTGAGGATGTTCCTACTGATTTTGATTGGTTAATTGATACTACTGAGAAGTGGTGTCGGGATCGTGCTATTTACCTAGCACTGATGGAATCCATTGCTCTTGCTGATGGAAAGGATGAGAAAAAAGGTAGAGACTCTATCCCAAGCATTCTTTCCGATGCTCTCGCGGTTTCTTTTGATACTCACATTGGTCACGATTATCTGCAAGACTATGAACAACGTTACGAAACATATCATAGAAAAGAGGAGAAAATCCCATTTGATCTTGAATTCTTTAACAAGATTACAAAAGGTGGTTTGCCTAACAAGACTCTCAACATCGCTCTTGCTGGTACGGGCGTCGGAAAGTCTCTATTCATGTGCCACGTTGCTAGTTCCGTTTTATTGCAGGGAAAAAACGTTCTCTACATCACACTTGAGATGGCAGAGGAACGAATTGCTGAACGAATTGATGCCAATCTTCTCAATGTTCCAATCCAAGAAATCTCAGAACTTCCGAAAGTGATGTTCGAGAACAAAGTAACTAATCTTGCAAAGAAGACTCAAGGAACTCTTATAATTAAAGAGTATCCTACCGCTAGTGCCCATAGTGGACATTTTAAATCACTTCTTAATGAACTTGCACTTAAGAAGTCATTTAGACCTGATATTATTTTCATCGATTACCTTAATATATGTGCTTCCTCTAGGTATCGCGGAAACAGCACTGTCAATTCATATTCGTATATCAAAGCTATTGCTGAAGAGCTTAGAGGGTTGGCTGTTGAAGCAAACGTCCCTATCGTTTCTGCCACGCAGACCACTCGTTCTGGTTATGGTAGCAGTGATGTTGAACTTACTGATACTAGCGAGTCCTTTGGTCTCCCTGCTACTGCTGATCTTATGTTTGCCCTTATTTCTACTGATGACCTTGAAGGGCTTGGACAGATTATGGTAAAACAACTTAAGAATCGTTATAATGATCCAACTATTTTTAAACGTTTCGTAGTTGGTATTGATCGCGCTAAAATGCGTTTATATGATTGCGAGCAATCAGCTCAGAACGACATTATTGACAATGGAGTTGAAGAAGAGTATGATTATGAGGAATCAAAAGCAAAGAAAACCTTTGAGGGATTTAAATTCTAATGACTAAAACTGTTGAAAAAACAATCGACACTGTAAAGTATCTTGAGTTTGTAAAAGGAACTACAAGTATGCCTAGTTCTGACTTGGCTGCTCTGATGACTTCCATTACTAACCTTGAACTGGAAGACGGCGCAGATGTTCCTCGTCTCCTCACTGCTGCTCTTGGTTTGACTGCAGAAGCAGGAGAGTTTACCGAGGTTGTGAAAAAGATTATCCTTCAAGGTAAACCTTATAATGAAGAAAATGCATTTCACATGAAGCGTGAATTGGGCGATATCTGCTGGTATCTTGCTCAGGCATGTATGGCACTTGATACCACCTTTGATGAAGTGATTGAGATGAACGTGGACAAACTCAAAGCACGTTATCCTGGTGGTGAGTTTGATGTCCATTACTCTGAAAATCGTCAAGAGGGAGATCTGTGACAGAAGAAACTGGAAAAGAACATCCTGAAATCTCTGAAATCAATTGGATTGATGATTGCTTTCGTGTTTACGAAACTAAGTATGGTTTGTGGCACAGTGCAGCAAAAGACGGCGAGGAATTGGTAACTGCTCTGACTGAGGATCAGTGTATTTCTGGAACTCGATTTTATCTAAAAGGTAGACAAGAAGGATGGCCAGAAGAAATGAGTAGAGTAATGAATGATGGAATTGTTGGAGGTAAATTATGAACAAAGTAACTATTGAAATGCCCGTTCGTGCTGCAGCGGCAGTCCGTCAAGTTTTGTTTGATGCCCAGAAAGGATATGGAACTGAATATGTTCCTGAGCGTGTTTTTGAAATCCGCGAAGTCATTACAGACCTTGACAATGCTATCACTTCTGTGGTAGAATCCAATTGACCCTTCGGGGTTTTCTGGGGAATTAGCTCAGTCTGGTAGAGCGCCTGCTTTGCAAGCAGGATGTCAGCGGTTCGAGTCCGCTATTCTCCATTCTAAATACTTGAAAAGAAAGTATTGAAATGGCATCAAATACACCAGGAGCGGATTTAAACGAGATACACCTTGGTTTTATATTGAATAATGGTGAATGGACGGGTGGCATGGAAGCAGCAAAACCCACTTATGATCTTAGAAAATCGAGTGTAAACAAAGATGAGCAAACTTGGAGAATTGGTCAAACATATTCAATGAAAGATGCCTTTTTACAAAAAGCATCAGAATTGGGATATGGTGGTGGAGTAAAAAATGTTCACTGGACTGCTAGAGCAGATTTTTCTTTTACTGATATTAATCCTAGATTTGAAGCAATAAGCAAAAATAATCCATCAGATTTGCTTGTAGAATTTAATAGATCTACTAATGTTGACAATTTTTTGGGATTGTCTGCTAAATCCGTTAGAAGTCCAACAGGAAGAGCACCCTTTAAAAATAAGGGAATGAATGAGATACAAAAAGAACTTTTGGGTGGAACTCAATTAACAACCTTTATATCCGAGCAAACAACTCATTTTCTTAATATGCATCCAAAGTATTCTTCTGTTGCATCAGCAAGAAAAACTCAAATAAAAGCAGAAAGTGAAACAATACAAAAAGATATTGCTGGTTATGCTAATGATTATATGTATGCCGGACTTCAAGATGTTTTGATTAAAGGACTGCAATCGGCAGGAGATATTGATGTAAAATACTACTGTCTTAATAATCTTTATGACGTAATAAGACTTCCTAGATTTGTTAAAGTTACTGGGAGGGGAACAACTCAAAATGCGTATAATGCAGTTGTTACTGATCCATTGAATAGTTCTGCATTTAGATCACTTGTTTCTAATGGCAGAGTGACATATGAAAAATTAGGTCAAACTAGTGTTGGCATTAAGGTATCAAACAAAAGAATTTTAAAAATGAGATTTAAATTTGAATCTACACCAATGGCAACTCCAATGAAGTTCAGTGTTGAATATTGGGATTAGGTAAACACTAAATATAATATAAGGACCAATTATATACATGAAAAGTTTTTTCCAGTTTCTAACTGAGGCAGAATCACAGGCGTCTGCACAGGCAAGAAAATTAAATCTTAAGAGTGATGGACACGGTGGATGGTTAGACACTCGTGGAAACTTTGTGGCGACCACTGAAAAGGGAAAGTTGGTTTTTGTAGATAAAAAGAAACCAAAGGTGAAAGATGAACCAACAAGAAAACCAAGAACAGCACAAGCAGAACCTAAAACAGAACCTAAGAAACCTGCACCTGAGACTGCAGAAAAGGCGAGATCAAAAGAAGTTGAAGGAGATCAGGATTCTAGACAAACTTCAGAAACTTTGACCGTTGCATTTGGTCGTTTCAATCCTCCTACTGTAGGTCATGAAAAACTTCTTTCTGCTGCGAAGAAAGCATCTGCAGGTGGAGACTTGAAGATTTATCCATCAAGAACTCAAGATCCAAAGAAAAATCCATTGGATCCCGATATGAAAATTTCATACATGAAGAAGATGTTCCCCGACTATGCGGAGAATATTATTAATGATGATGAAATGAGATCTATATTTAATGTATTAGTTGCTGCATCTGAAAAAGGATATGCTGCAGTAAACATTGTTGTGGGATCTGATCGTCAATCCGAATTTGAAAATCTTGCAACTAAGTACAATGGTGAACTTTATAACTTTGAATTGATTCGTGTAATTTCTGCTGGCGTTAGAGATGCTGATGCTGAAGGTGTAGAAGGAATGTCCGCATCCAAGATGCGTAAAGCAGTAATGGATGATGACTTTGAATCATTCCGTAAAGGAACTCCTAAGTCTCTTGATGATGGCGATACTCAAGCACTTTTCGATGCAGTTCGCACTGGAATGAAACTGAAGGCAAAGAAGAAAGAAGTTTCTGAAATGTGGGAAATCGCTCCTAAGTTTGATCCAAAAGGACTAAGAGATAATTACGTTTCTGGTGATATCTTTAAACTCGGAGATATTGTTGAAAATTTAAATACTGGATTAGTTGGTAAAATTATTCGTAGAGGAACAAATCATTTGATTTGTGTGACAAAAGAAGAATACATGTTTAAATCATGGATTCGTGATGTAATGGAAGCAGTTGTAAATTATCCTGGACCATCAGGAGTTCCTGCTGACCAGAGAGAGATTGGCACAGACTCTCATAGAAAATATGCAATGAGAATGACGGGAACATTCGATATTCGTAATTTCATAAATAAGTATAAGGCTAAAAAGTAAACAGACTTATACTCATGAATCATCTTAACGATATCTCTAAGGTTTACTTGCAGAACATTGCTTCGCAAGAAACTCAGGAAGAGGGGTACAAACCCATTGATAAAAAGAAGGAAAGTGCAATGTATCGTCGTGCTGGAAATTTAGCACGTACTTCTTTGTCTTCTAGAGGCAAGAAGAAAGAGGAAGCACAAGATAAGTCTTCTAAAATTGTTTCTGCGATCACTCGTCAGAAAGAAAAAGAGCGTTTCGATAAGATGGCAGATATTAAAGCTAGAGATAACTATAATGAAGAAGTTGAGCAGGTTGATGAGAACGTAGCAACTGGTAAGGCAAGAAGAGCAAAGTTCGGTGGAATTGCTCAAAGAGTTGGTTCTGGTGAAGCGGTAAGTAATCAAGAAAAATCTGATAGATTTGCCAAGTCTGTTGCGGCAAAGAAAGCAGCATTGAAAGCAGCTGGAGACGCAGCACACAAAGCAGCATCCGATAAAGGTATGAGTCCTGCGGAGGCAGAAATGCGTAGAAAGGCAGCAGAGAGAAAAGCTGCCCGTGCGAAGAAGAGACAAATGGGAGAAGCGCTTGATCCTGTCGGTCAGGAAGATGCAGATGTGGATAATGATGGTAAGAAGAACACTAAGACTGATAAGTATCTTCTGAAGCGTCGTAAGGCAATCGGCAAAGCAATTGCTACAAGAAAGGAAGAAACAGAAATAACAGAAATTCATACTCAAGCACATACTCCTCACGAAGTTCCTACTAAAGATCTTAAGGGTCTTGTAAAGAAAGCAGTCAAGAGAATTGATGCTGACAATGATGGTGATGTAGATACTAGCGACCCAAAAGAAACTGAAATGGGTGAGTTTATTCCTTCACCTGACGGAAAGAAAAAAATTAAACCAATTGTTCAGAAAGAAGGTTTCTCTAATTGGAGACATGAACTCTCTGAAGTTATTTCTGATGATTCTGATGAACAAAAAAAAATTAAAGAAAAAAAAGTAAATAATAAAATTGTAATCAATCCACAATTAAAAGAATCTGTAGAACAACTTGGTGGAGAATTAATTTCCATTGAGGAAGTGGAACTTGACGAAGAAGCACTTGTAGAATTTGCTGTCGATTCTTTATATGAGGAATTTCTTGAGGAAGGATATGATGAAGATACTATTGAAGAAGTAATTGAATCGGCAATTCAGGAAGCAACTGTTACATACGGTCACGATACTCGCAAACCAAAAACAGCTGCTCAACGCGCTGATGATAGAGTTAGTGCAGTTGCTAGATTTGCAAGAGCAAAAATTAAAAAGTATGCTAAAAAAGCAGTCGTAGGTGGAGCAAGAGCAGTTGCTAAGGGCGCAACTAAACTTGCTAATAAAGTTGAGCGTGATAACCCAAATACTTTTAGCGGTAAAAAAAAACCTAGAAGTGCATCCCCCTATCGTGGACAGGGTGTAGGAAGAAAAGAAAAAGTTGGTGCTACTTCAACAGCAGCACCAGCAGCAACAAAAACTCCAAAAAGCAGCAGGTCTACAGCACAAAAATCTCAAAGTGCAAAAACAAAAGCAAAGAAAAATAAATTAGACGATTTGCTTTCTTCCATTAGAAATGAAGCAGTAGATACATTGGTAGATGAAGGAATTGGAATGACCATGGCTAATGCTATTGGCAATCCTCCTGCATTGAGCAAGAGAATGAAACTGAAGCAAGCACTTTTGAATAGAGAAATTAATAAGGAAACTGCAAAGAATAAAAAAAGAAAGTTCAGTGGCAAAGCTGCGGTTTCTGAAGAGGAGACTCCTGCGGAAAGACTTGATCGTATCTCTAGAGAAAAGGTAGCTGCTCAAAAAGCAGTTGCCGATGCTAAAAAGAAAGAGAGAGAAGATTCCGCTGCTGCATTCCAAGCACATAAAAAAGAAGTTCTTGCTAAGGGTGGTCGTCCAGTAGACGCACTTGATTCATGGCAAAAGAAAAAAATGAGTGAAGAGACTGTTGATGAAGCAGTCAAGGGTCAAGATACCGAAAGCAGAAGAGAAGCAGCAGTAGAAAGAAGATCTGGTGAGAAGCGTCTTCCTCCTTCAAAAGGAAAGGGATATGCTGATCAGCAGCAACAACAAATTTCTTACATGGATAAAGTGACTAAGAAAAATAAGAATGTTGTTGGACTGGTTACTAAAGAAGAGGCTGAGCAGGTTGATGAAAAACTCAACATGAAGAAAGAAAAGATGGGTGATGTCATCAAAGACTTCTATAAGTCCGATGCTCCCCAGTTTAAGGGTAAGTCAAAAGAAAAGCGTCGTCAGATGGCTATCGCTGCTAAGTTAACTGCTGAACGTGGTGGTAAGAGACTTGGTGAAGGTGCAACAGAAACAGCGATGTCTCCTCAAGAACTTCAACTTCAGAAGAGAAAAACACAGATCGATATGATGATTTCTAGAAAGAGAAGACAAGCTCTTGATAAAGAAGGTCAGTCTGCTGGAGGTGTTAATGAGTCTTCTGAAGATCGTTTAAGAGACATGCGTCAAGAGCGTGGTGGTGTTGACGGAAACACTAGATATGATCGTCCTCCCGCTAAGAAACTCTCTAATGCTGAGTTTGGCATCAAACCAGGTAAAACCGCAGTTCAAAAGGAACTTGAGAAAAAGTATGGCAAAGGCAAGTCTGCACTTGATATTGTAAAAGCAGAGATTCGTGCCAAGCATGGCAAGGGATCTTTAAAATGATATATAGTTAGTAGTAGGTTAGAGGTTTATCATGCTCTCATTTCTTCTCCCACTAGCATCCAAAATTGTTATGGATGCCGTTGCTAAGATTCCTGAAAATGAGGAACTTGGCGAAAAACTCATCGATATTTGTATTGTTATTCTTAACAAAGCAGTTAAGTTGACAAAAACAGAAATGGATGACCAACTTCTTGAGGTTGTTTCAAAGGCTATTAGAGCAAGAGAAGCAGCTTGATCTGTTATTAAAGTTCATAGGAGGCTCGAATTTTAGGGTCTCCTATTTTTATAAATATTAATTAGGAAATTATTTTACAGGAAAAGAACATGGCACTCTGGGGAAATAATGATGCCGTAGGTAGTAATGGTACGGTTACTTTAGATTATTCTACTGGCGTTGTAACTGGATCTGGTACAACTTTTGGACAAGTTGGCGCTGCAAAAACAGGCGACGTTATTAAATTTGGTATTAAGGGAACTGCTGCTTCTGCAGTTTATTTTGGTGATGCTGTTATTGTTGCTATTGCAGGAACACAGTCACTTACTATTGGATCTACTGCTGGTTTAAGTGGTGCTGCTATTGCTGCAACAACTTTCCAAGTAAGTGAGTCTCCCATTTTTGCTACTCTTGACGCACACTATAGTCAGCGTAAAGAGGGTTCTGAGTTTGTGTATGGCGTTGCAGGAGCAGGAGTTACTGCTTCACAAAATACTTCACATCAACTGACCCATGCTGGATGGGTTGGAGTTACCACATACAACGATAGTGACGGAAATCTCAGAGTTAAGTCTGAAGTTCTTGTTGCTATGTCTGGAATCACAACTGGTAATACTCCTACATTCCCACCTGCATCTGAGGTTTGATTTTTAGTGTAATATGCAATTTAATGAACTGAATGAAGAAAACTTTCTTTTATTCGCTATCAAACACTATGAAAATCCTCAAGCTGTAACCAAAGAAGATTTTGATAGAGACTTAAACCATTTTAAGTATATAAAAAGATTATTGAAAAGGTATACAAATACCGGGCAGTTAAAAACCCATCTTCTCCTTAATCATTTTATTATTCTTTATAACATTTTTGGAGAAGCAGCAACACCAATGCTATTTTTCAAAATTGATAGATCTCTTTGGGCAAGTGTTAAAAGTTTCATAGTCTTTTTGGGGAAATTTCCTCAGTATCCAAGAACAGTTCTTCATGATGTTCAGGTTGATATGTATTGTATGAAAGAACTATTGCAAATTTATAACAATGACCAGGAAGACGAATAAAATTATTGATAGAATTATATCATTTATTAGAGAAGAGTCTCCCACTAATAATGTTGGTGGGGGACAAATTGCTGGAACAAAAGAAGCTGGTGATGATCCTCCTGTAAGAAAGAAAAAGAAGTATATAAAATTGCCCGTAGGGTCTAGAAAATTTTGGTTGGATGATTTAAGAAAACAGAGATAGGACAATGTTCTCATCAAAAATAGATGTTCTCGAATCTAAACTTAACATATATGAGGATCTCTCAAAAGAGATGCTTGAAAAGTTAGAAACAGCCGTCCAAAAAATATCAGAAGGAAATTCTCGCATTGCTCAAATTCTTGCGAAACATGATGAAAGAATTGAGCAGAGTATGAAAACGGATGCTCTGATTATTAAAATGATAGATGAACTTAAAGAAGAAAGTGAAAGAGACCATAATATTATTCATGAGAGAATAAATGTCATTCAAAGGAAAGTTGATGAACTTTCTAGATTTAGATGGATGGCTGCAGGAATAGTTGCTGCTGTTATATGTGTAGCGCCAATAGCAGTTACTACATTTTTCCCTACTAACATTCAAAATTCATCTAAATAGCAATAGAGTTGGCACTGGTGTGCCTATGCAGACAAAAGTCTTCTATCAGTTCTGGGCACTTAATAATGATGTTATTAAGTGGACATCGATAATAACGTCAATTTGCATTGACAAGATTTAGTCGTCTGTTATAATAGTACCAAGTCTTTACCTTATGCTATGGATTTTGTTGATGTGAAGTACATCAATTTGATATCTGTTCGACTTCAGAAGTTCAAAAATGTAAAAAATAATCTCTACAACTTTCGTTGTCCAATATGTGGAGATTCTCAAAAAAATAAAAACAAAGCTAGAGGATATTTTTATCAAGTAAAGAACAACACAAATTATAAGTGTCATAATTGTGGGTTAAATATATCTTTTAGTAATTTTTTAAAACAATTAGATTCTCTATTGTTTAAACAATACTGTCTTGAAAAATTCAAGCAAGGCAATACTGGCAAAAACTTTGTTGCCGAGGAACCTACTTTTGAATTTAAGAAACCTATTTTTAGAAGCAAAGTAAATCTGCCTCTTTGTTCCGAGATTCCAATTGCTTCCAAATATCTACAAAACCGTCGTATTGATCCAACTAAATTTTACTTTGCTGAAGACTTTAGTAAGTTTGTAGAAACTTTTAGTGAAGTAGATCACCAAAATTTATATAAGGAACCTAGAATTATTATTCCCATCTACTATGAAAAAAGTTTAGTGGGATTTCAAGGAAGATCTTTAGGTCCTAGCAAGGTTAAATACATTACTGTGATGCTTAATGATGACTCACCAAAAATCTACGGACTGGATAACATCAGAACAGATGCTCCAGTCTATATTACAGAAGGACCATTTGACAGCACGTTCATTTGCAACTCGATTGCTATGTGCGGAGCTGATGCTGATATTAGTCGCTGGGGGATTAGCAATCCTGTGTGGATCTATGATAACGAACCGCGCAATAGAGAAATCACAAATCGAATATCAAAAACAATCGATAAAGGAGATAAAGTTGTTATCTGGCCATCTAACATAGTTGAGAAGGATATTAACGATATGATTCTATCTGGACATGACGTTCAGACTATAGTAGAATCTAATATATACTCTGGTTTAAAAGCAAAACTTCAATTTAACACTTGGAAAAAAATATGACTAACGGCACTAAGGTAAAAAAACGTGATGGGAGAATTGAGCCACTTGATCTAGATAAGATGCATTTGATGGTTGAAGAGGCAACCAAGGGTCTTGCAGGGGTCTCTGCAAGTCAAGTTGAAATGAAGTCTGGAATTCAATTTTATGATGGAATTACCACAGCAGAGATTCAGGAAATTCTGATCCGTTCTGCTTCAGATTTGATTGATCTAGACCACCCAAACTACCAATATGTTGCCGCAAGGCTACTTCTGTTTTCTGTTCGTAAACAACTTTACGGAAAGATGAGAGAACTTCCTACACTTGAGCAGCACATTATGGATTGTGTTTCGGCGGAAGTATACGATTCTGATATATACAACAAGTATTCTCAAGAAGAAATTGAGAAAGTTGATAGTTACATCGATCATCATCGTGACTTCTTGTTCACTTATGCAGGTCTACGTCAGGTCGTTGATAAGTACCTCGTGCAGGATCGAAGCAATGGTGGAGTATATGAAACTCCACAGTTTATGTACATGATGATTGCTTTGACCATTTTTGCAGAATACCCAAAAGAAACACGTCTCTCTTATGTGAAGAGGTACTACGATGCAATCTCAAAGCACAAAATCAACATCCCAACCCCAATCATGGCGGGAGTGCGGACTCCACTTAGACAATTTGCTAGCTGTGTCCTTGTTGACGTTGATGACACCCTCGATAGTATCTTTAGTAGCGATATGGCTATTGGCAGATATGTTGCACAAAGGGCGGGCATCGGTATCAACGCAGGCAGAATCCGTGGGATCAACAGTAAGATCCGAGGTGGAGAAGTTCAGCACACGGGTGTTGTACCGTTCCTCAAAAAGTTTGAGTCAACTGTCCGATGCTGTACACAGAATGGCATCAGAGGTGGATCAGCGACAGTACACTTCCCAATTTGGCACCAAGAAATAGAAGACATTATTGTCTTAAAAAATAACAAAGGAACCGAAGATAATCGTGTTCGTAAGTTAGACTATAGTATTCAAATCAGCAAACTCTTCTATGAACGATTTATCCAAGATGGAGAAATCACACTTTTCTCCCCGCATGACGTTCCTGGTCTGTATGATGCTTTTGGTACTCCTGGATTTGACGACTTGTATGTGGGTTATGAACGAAATAACTCAATTCCAAGAAAGACTATCGGGGCTCAAGAACTCATTCTTAATCTTCTGAAAGAACGTGCTGAGACTGGTCGTATTTACATCATGAATATTGATCACTGCAACTCTCATTCTTCTTTTAAAGATAAGGTGGAGATGAGTAATCTTTGCCAAGAAATCACCTTGCCAACTTATCCAATTCAACACATTGATGATGATCATGGAGAAATTGCATTGTGCATTCTTTCTGCGATTAATGTTGGCAAAGTTAAGTCTGATACTGAATTAGAGGAACTTTGTGATCTTTCTGTGCGTGGATTGGAAGAATTGATTGACTATCAAAAGTATCCTGTAGCCGCTGCAGAACGCGCTACAAAGGCACGTAGATCCCTTGGAGTCGGTTTTATTGGTCTTGCCCACTATCTTGCTAAATTGGGATATAGTTATGACTCTCAAGAAGCATGGGACGCTGTTCATGGACTTTCTGAATCCTTCCAGTATTATCTTCTGAAAGCATCAAATCAACTCGCTAAAGAGAAGGGATACTGCGAATACTTTGGACGTACCAAGTATGCGGATGGAATTCTTCCTATCGATACATATAAAAAGGATGTAGACGAAATTACTTCTATTAATCTGGATCATGATTGGGAAAGTCTTAGAGCATCTATCTTGGAATACGGTTTACGACACAGCACGTTGTCCGCACAAATGCCATCGGAAAGTAGTTCCGTTGTGTCAAATGCCACAAACGGAATCGAACCTCCTAGAGACTACCTGTCCATTAAGAAATCAAAGAAGGGACCTCTTAAGCAAATTGTTCCGCAGTATACTACGCTGAAGAATAACTATACTTTGCTATGGGATATGGAAGATAATTCTGGATATATTAAGATCGTAGCAGTAATGCAAAAATTCTTTGACCAAGCAATTTCAGGAAACTGGTCATATAACCCAGAACATTTCCCCGATAATGAAATTCCTATTTCTGTTTGGGCAAATGATCTTTTGACTACATATAAGTACGGGTGGAAGACATCCTATTATCAGAACACACATGATCTAAAAAATGATGATGCAGGTGAAGACAAATCTGAATTGGAAAATCTAATTCAAGAATTAAGTAAGTTAGAGGAGGGAGAGTGTGAATCCTGTGCAGTTTAAAATTTCTTCCATGGAAGATCCTTCAACACCTATTAAAGGCATGACAGTCTTTAATACTGAACAAGTTAATACTAGAAAGCAACCGATGTTTTTCGGTAAACCTCTGGGAGTCCAGAGATATGATTCATACAAATATCCAATCTTCGATAAACTCACCACACAACAGTTGGGATACTTCTGGAGACCCGAAGAAGTCTCTCTGCAGAAGGATCGTGGAGACTATCAAACACTCCGTCCAGAACAAAAGCATATCTATACTTCTAATCTGAAGTATCAGATTATGCTTGACTCCGTTCAGGGACGTGCTCCTGGAATGGCATTTATTCCATATTGCTCTCTTCCTGAACTTGAGGCATGTATGGAAGTGTGGGGATTCATGGAGATGATCCACAGTCGTTCTTACACCTACATTATCAAAAATGTCTATTCCGACCCTTCCGAGGTGTTTGATAAGATTGTCACCGACGAGCGCATTCTAGAGCGTTCTAGAAGCGTTACAGAGACTTATGATGACTTCATTAACAGCGCTCAACTTTGGGGCACAGGAAATATGTGGAAAGAAGATTTCAGATCTTCACCTAGCTCTCAATGGGAGATGAAAGATGTTAAGAGAAAACTCTACAGAGCGGTTGCAAATGTCAACATTCTTGAAGGAATTAGATTTTACGTCTCGTTTGCATGTTCTTTCGCCTTTGGCGAACTTAAGCTCATGGAAGGATCGGCTAAAATTATCAGCCTCATCGCAAGAGACGAAAACCAACACTTAGCGATCACTCAAAATATTCTTAATAAATGGGCTGCTGGAGATGATCCAGAAATGAAACAGATCATGAAAGAAGAAGAAGAGTGGACCTATAAGATGTTTGATAATGCTGTAAATGAAGAAAAGCGTTGGGCAGATTACTTGTTTAGAGATGGATCTATGGTAGGTCTAAACGATAAACTTTTACAGCAATATGTTGAGTGGGTTGCAAATAGGAGACTTAAATCTATCGGTCTGAAACCACAGTACGATATTGCAGCCAATAATAATCCACTACCTTGGACAGAACACTGGATTTCTTCAAAAGGTCTTCAGGTTGCTCCTCAAGAAACTGAGGTAGAATCTTATGTAGTAGGGGGTATCAAACAAGATGTTACCAAAAATACTTTCTCAGGATTCAAACTATGATGAATGGTGCGAACAAGAAATCATAAATGCCTATATTGAAGCAGCAGAGTGTGATGAGTATTTGTTTGGAGATTATGACTATTGTAAAGAATGGGGAGTAGGCATAACTACTTAAGTATTATAGATAGAGGAGGCAATACTCCTCTTTTTTATTGTGTCAAAAAATCAACTGAAGAAAGACGAATTTAGAGTTCGTGTGTTAAACTTAAAAAACGAATTACATCAAGAAGGATGGTCTCAGGGCATCTCTCATCTTGCTGATAAATATCTGAACAAGGTTCTTGATATGATTGATGAGTATAGATATTGATTATGAAAACCCCTGGATGTATAATGAGAGTGCTTTTACCAGTGATGATATTGGGGATAACTACGGTTTTGTTTATCTCATTACCAATCTCACCAACGGACGAGCGTACATTGGTAGAAAGTATTTTTGGTCTCACCGAAAACCGCCAGGAAAAAAACGCAGAGTAAAAAAAGAATCCGATTGGAAAAAGTATTATGGGTCTTGTCCAGAACTTAAAGAAGAAATTGAACAACTTGGGAGACAAAATTTTAGTCGAACTATCTTGTCTCTACATAAAACAGCTGGCAAAACAAACTACGAAGAAACAAGACAACTCTTCACCAATAATGTCCTCACCGAGTCCCTTGACGAC